GTCTGAACTTCAAACGTGGTTAAAACTCCGTTGATATTCTGCCCGTCCAACGTCCTTCCTTGCTCTGTTCCGGGCAATTCGTGAACGTATATGGTTGGAAATGTTGGTTTTGACAAACTGCTTTCGACATTTGTTATCGTAACGCCTTTTTGCCACTTCATACTCGGAAATTTCTTTCTCAGCCTTGGAATGGCATATGAATTAAGAATACCAAAAACCTTTGTTTCATTTTCATAAGCCCATGTGTTATCAACCATTCTTGAATACCTCTTTTACAGTTTTCTCGACAATCTTCATAAGTTGCAGCGATGTATAATACATAAAAGGTCTGCTTGGCATACCTTTTGTGATATGCAGTTTTCCATCATCTCCGATGTAAGTCCAATAATATTCGCCAGCCTTAACAAATGTATCTCCATTTATAGATATGTCTTGCATAGCCTGTCTAATTGTCTTACCGCTTGCGTAGTTCCATGTTACGCCATCCGGCAATTTTCCCGGATAAGGTGATTGCTTACCTACAATTCCGGTTCCGAACTCAACGAACATCGCATGATCTGTACCAGCCACAACCGCCCATACACCACCGCCCTTGACACTTCCAACATATTCAGAGTGAATGCTTTTAATCAAATCTTGATTAAATATCGCATCAAGGTCTGCAATCTGTACTCTCGCAATCTCTACGCCCTTTTCAGCTAACTTTTGAGCCACCATCTGACATTTATACGTCAAACTATTTTGGTAGTCTCTAAGCTGTTTTATAGCGTTCTGAATGCTTGATTGAGACAAACAATTCATACTGATTGTCTTTTTACGTGCCATGCCATCACCTACTCTGCGTTCTTCACATTCTTACGGAGCAAATAAAGGTCAACTGTCAATCCCTCATCCGCCACACCTTTGACGATGTAATCTGCCGACGTTGAATCAATGATTGTCTTTTCATTGTCCTTATATCCAACTTCCGACCGCTTCCATATCAGCGCACCTTCCACGAGCGGAAATGCGTTTTTGTCTGTAACAAGTTGTGCATAGTTGGTCGAATCATCGATTCCGAACTCTTTTGCGGTTGCTTCGCTTAGCTTGTTACTTATGGATGAATAAAAAATAACAGGCTCCGTATATGCTTCAATCGGTTCTCCTGTTACTTCTGGTATCTTATTGCCATCTTCATCCAAATATGGAATAAATGTGCCATCATCGTCCGTATAGCCGGTATATATGATATTCCCATCATCGTCACGTCTGTACTGCGGTTGCAATCCAAGGCTAAGTGAATACTTCATCTTCTGCTTGTTGATTTCCAACGACATTTACTTCACATCCTTACCAAACCGCTTCCACAATTCAGATAGCTTTTCCCATCCAAACATAGCGACAAACGCCACAATGAATCCAGCAATAACGGATGCAACGATCATATACCATAGCATTTCAGCTTTGATATACTGCATATAAGCGATGAACGCTGTTACAGTAAGAGCGATTGAAAGCACAAATACAACCAAGTCCGTCGGAACATTCTTGAAAATGCCCTTAATTACCTGTGTAATTACAGACACAATAAATGCCAAACCTCCAACCACCGCAAGTAATAATGTTGCGTTGCTTAATAATTCTTGCATTATTCTTTACCTCCGTTCTTTAAGTGTATTTGCTTAATTTCCTCATACATTTTTGTTATCATTCCGTTACCGCCAAGCGCATGATATGCATCGTACATTTCAGAGAAATTCTGATATGCATAAGACGGTATTTCTCCAAGTGCAACGTATTTGTCGTGGTATTCTATAAGCTGCACACGCAAAAGTAACATTGTTCCTTTGCTGTTTGCATCCTTATCTTTCTTTTGTTGCTTAAGAAGCCAGACAATATATCCGAGCATTATTGGAAGCACGACTGTATATGTCTGTAACAAAAACTCTTTCATTCTGTAGCTCCTATTTTTCTTTTAGTTGGTATGCCGCCCACCACCCTTGATGCACACCGCCTGCTACCGCATCCGAATCAAACACGATAACGCACAATCTTCTTTTATAATGCCTTTACAAACGGATATACACCCACAAACAAGCTGTCTCTATCTCTCCAATGGCGTGATACTCCATTTTCTGAATAGCTTGTCATGTAGTTCTCGCCAGCTTGTGAATAGTCGTACACAACAAGGTTTACTATGACACCCTCAAAAGAGTTCATATCTTCTTCAATCATTTCCTGTGTGTAAGAATCCGGGTAGCACCGCTTTGCAATAACATCTTTTTTTGCTTGCTCAATTAGTTGTTCAATAAGCGGATTGTTTTCGATTTTATCAAACACAACAACATCTTTTCCGTCAACATTCTCCATATGAAATTGTTTCAACCTAATTTTGACTTGTTCCAATGTTGTCATTTTTATCTCCTACAATCCGAATTTTGTAATCAGAATCTTTTTTAATTCTGAACCGTTAATTTCTTCCGCGTTGTCAATTCCGTACATCTTAGCCAAGTCTTGTAGGTCGGCGGTAGACATACGGTTAATCTCTGTTTTTGTGTAATTTGACGTTGGTATCGCCATATAATTAGAAGGTGCCGGATTTTTGCTATCTTCCGGCACCTCGTCACCAGCCTTATACCAAACGCCATCCTTAATAACAATATACGGATACTTCATGGCGCCCTCCTACTCTTCCGAATGAACCTCGTAAACGAAAGTGCTGTCCATATTTTCGTAAGATGGAAGGACAACCTCTGATGCAAACGTAGACATCTTCATTGGTGGTCCATACTCAACCTTTGTTGCAACAGTAATACCTGTTCCATACTGCATAACATCGACATCCGCAACCTGTCTAGCGGTTCTTTCTTCCGGTGTGGTTCCAAACCAAGTATTGCCAAGACTGCCCTCTGGAAGAAGTGTAACCTTGTTGTCCGGGTAGAAGTACTGTTCCTTGCCATCATCATCAATGTACATCTTATCGTAAAGCACAATAGTGAGTTTTGTTCTCTTTTGTACCACTGAAACAACAGTATCATCATCAACTTCAATAGTTGCTGTAAGGTTCTGTGCAAGAATTGAGTTTCTTATCTGTGCATTATCAAGCAGATATTGAAATGTGTTACTGTTCATAAGTGCGTATCTAGCAATCTTGCCCTGCTTCTGTAACTTCTTTCTTGCGTTGTTAAGGTCTGTAAGTGGCTTTGAATTAGCTGTATCGCTCCACATACTTGTGCCGGATAATTTTGCGTAATGGTCTTTTGCGTATGAGCCATCCTTGTCATAATCGTAAGCATACTGAACACCATCACTTATAATGCCGATTACTGGATGCCCTGCATTTGTAGCAAGAAGTGACATTCTCATGCGTTCTGGAACAACTTCCGCACCGCTTACAAGATTGTTAGTATCGTCATATACGCTTGATAAAGCACTCGCAAGGTAAGGGTCATCTGCTGATTGAATACGCTCAATTTCAAGCATTTCTTCTTCGCCCACTGTCATTCCCTCACGGAAAAATGCCATCTGTGTTTTTTCCTTGCTTAGTCCCTCTCTGGCTCTAAGAGTTGGAATTGTATCAAAGTTAGATGGTGCAAGAGAAACTGGAAGTCCTTTATGTGTCTTAATCCAGCCTAAATCAAGCCCCTGTTTTTTTCTTTCTGGAAACCATTGAAGTCCAAGATATGGAATCTGATTACTAGCGTTTTCTGTTGCTGATAATGCAATAGACTTGCTATCTAATACTTCGTTAATTAACATCTGTTTACCTCCTTCTATTATTCAAATACAATCATTGGGAGAGCTGTCTTAACTGCTGCGTCATATGTAACACCAGAGTGTGCTTCTGCCACCTTTGTGTTAAGGTATGCTTTCTTAAGCAGTACGCCCTGTGGTCTGTCCTCTGTTACATCAAACCTTAAGATACCCACTACTGTAGCTGTATTGTCAGCCTTGCCATTTGCTCCGATTGGAGTACCTGCTTTGACAATCTTCTTGCCCTGTGCGTTTTTAGTTGTTACGCCGTCAAAATCAAGTGTTAATGGGATTGCTTCGTTAGGCTCTCTCTTTAAAATCTGAACATCTCCTGCGTATGAAGTCTTTTCATACTGCATATTCATTTCCTTTGCCATTTCTTACCTCCTGTTATTGCTGAATGTAATGTGATAAAACGTCATTGTTTTTAGGTGCATTAGATATAAGGCTTTCTGCTATCTTTTCAGCATTTGTCTTATTGTCTGCACCGTCTTTATTGCTTCCACCGCCCGGAACATCTTGATTCTTAGCAATCTCCTGTTCCTTTGCTTGTGCAGCGGCTGTCTCTTTGTCGGACATAATCTTTCCAAGAGATTCATAATCAAGGCTTCCATCATCCTTGACTACTGTCTTTGCCTGCTCAGCCGTAATCTTGAAGTTAGTCATGGCAGCTTCTCTCTGATCTCTAATTGCATTGTCTTTCTGTAACTTAGCGATCTGTTCATTTGCCGCATCCAAGGCTTTGTTTGCCTTCTCAACCTCTGTCAACTGCCCGGCTTCCAATTCATCCAGTTTCTTCTGTAACTCGTCCGCTGTACCAGCCTTTTCCCTGTACTGCTTTGCCTTGTTCTTCTCCGTCGCAACTTCTGAATTGTTCTGATTTAACAGATTAGTAATCTGATCATCAGTCGCATCCGGAAATAGTTTCAATACGTCGTCTCTTGTCATAATTACCTCCGTAAACTCACGCTTTTGATACCGCAGGTTGCTCCTGCCGAGTTTCTCCTATTTACCGCATAGGTGCAAAATTTATAAAAATAAAAGCAACTACCGATTATTCAGTAATTGCTTTATCTTTCTTATTCATTTGATCTACTATTTCTTGTGCCTTTGCTTTTTGCGCTTCTGCATCATCAATAGTCTTATACAGATTTTCGAGATACGGTTTCGACAAGTTAAATGTCTTTTCTGCGTCTCCCCACAATCCAACTGTTGCTATCGCAATAAGCGGATGTATTCCGGCTTGAAGCAATACTGTAAGCGTTTGCGCCTTGGTGTACATATTATCCTGTGGACTATGATTGATCTGCACGTCAAAATCTCTTATTGACAACTTTAGATCGTTATCATTTACTCTAAGGATATTTAACACGACATTTGCAAGCCGTTTTTCTGCCGATTTAACAATAGGGTCTTTCAGTTTTGCTCTTGTCTTAGAGAAGTCCCAGCCATTACGAAGTTCTACGGCTCCTTGTGTATCTCCGCCGGTATTCCCTTGTTTGTTTGGTATTGCCAAAATAGATAGTGTATTATCCCATATATCATCTTTTGCAACTTGGCATTGTGTTTGGTTCAATTCCTGTGTCATAATATCGACGTCGGATTTATTATCTCCATTGTTTGACTTTACTGTCAAAGCATGGCTTTTCTTCATTTTCTCGAACTCTGTCTCGTCGATTTGGCAATTCACGAATTTTATCCAATACTGCACAAATTGTTCAACGCCATCCATTCTATTGGACTGCATATTATTTATCGCATCCAGCATACCAATAACAAGCTCGATATCGGAAATTCTTTCGTGATTGTTAGGAAACTCAACAATCGGTATTCCGTCGTATGTGTGAAGTTTGCTCTCAATCAATTTCCCATCTTGAATCTTATAAGATGTCGTATCAGAAAATGCTAATTTATACCAATTTCCGTTTTCGTCTTTTAACTCCTGAACGGAAAGCATCGGCTCTTCTGTGCTATCGTTATAGATTGAAAAAGTATTCATGGGCGTTGGTGCCACAATTAAAAATGGAACATCTGAATTTGCTTTAGGTCTTGCCGCCTTAAATGACGTTCCTGTTGCGGATTGCCACTCCCCAGCTTTGATGTCTTTTTCTTGCTTGTTTGCATCTGCCATAAAATCATTGAGCATATCCACAGCCTTGTTGACTGCTTCATCATCTTTTCGGCTAATGAATTGAATCGGCTCGCCGTAGGTCTGCCCCACTTTGAACTGAACAATTTCGTATGCATGATTTTCCACGATTCTGTTTGTGATATCTTCATTTGTTAACTTCTGTCGATACAAAATCGGTTGATCTCCCTTGTAATAATTCCAAAGATATCGGATAACAGATTTGTTGTAGTAAAATGTTCCAATGCATTCTCCAATAACTTTGACAACATTATCTGCGGTTATCTTATCAACGCTTGTATATGCAATTTTTCTTCCATATCGACCTTGAACAAGGTCTTGGAGATACATTCTGTTATTCATTCTTCCATACCTAAATAATTGTTACTCCGCTTGAAACTTCTCTTTGCGGTCTGTCTTTTATCTTTATCTCGTTGTATGCCGGATTGAACGAAACTCTTTTACCGCACTTCCGGCAACTATATGTCATTATGAATGATGACCGCCCATCATAGATGCCAACCTTACGTTTGCATCTCGGACAGTAAATTGTTTTACTTTTCATCCTATGCTCCTAAAAAATTGCATTAAAAAAGCACCGCGATAACGTCACGATGCTTTTCCAAGGATTTTTCTGTGAAAGAAATTGAAATGTCTTTAGACAACATTTGCAGTTTAACTATACTATATGTGCGGTAGCGAAACAATATGCAAACATACGCAAAATAACGCAAACTTACGCAAACTTACGCATAATATAATCTTCCGAACATTTTTTCGAATGTTTTCATCGCCTTTGATTTAAGCAAATCAACTTTTCGTGTACTGCAATCTTTAAATTTTGCACATTCTTTAATATTATATCCGTCCACAAAATATAAATGCAGTATCTCATACTGTTCCATATCTTCCATCTGGTCGATCTGCTTAATAATTTCTTGTTTCTTAGACACGTAAATGTCAATTAAATGGTCGATTTCTTTTTCCGTGTCAATAATCTTTGCAACGGTATCTCCCAACTTGTCACGCTTAATAGAAGTTTGCACTCGCTCGCCATCACCGGTACCACCTGTAGATGTCGCAATTTCACGTAGCCGATTTTTTTCTGCAATCTTCCTGTCAATCTTAATATCAAATTCTTTGATTTGCGATAAGTATTTTGCTGTTGTCATTTAATAGCCTCCTGTCCTAAACGGATTTGCCGTTGCTGTTGCCGTTGCAAGATTATTTGGATTTTCTATAAACATTTCAAGCTGTGTAAGTCCATCGGCAGCATCATCATGTTTGTTCTCTCCAATTGATACAAACATAGTCAATTCGTCCATAGCCGCTTGATATTCGTCGTTTCTTCGGTATCGAACAACGCCTAATTCTGCATCTTTCTGTAACTGATCTTGTGTAACCTTTTTTGATTCAAGGAAAATAAATTTCCTTTTGATGTCTCCGGAATATGCTATAATTTTTGATAGCTTTTCGACTTTATTCGGCGCTTTCCTGCTTGTACACGAACATTTATATTTCTGATCCTGCAACCTTTCATCAACATATTGGCAGTATAATTCTCCACCTGTATTTCCCTCAAATCGTGTTTGCCTTATTCCGTTCCCAATGATTCTTCCTACCACCAAAGGCAATGTAACTTCTTTTGCCCCTTTATTGAATACCCAATCATAAATATATACATCTCCGTTATCGTATTCTGCACCAATCGGCATTGATAGACTATCTCCGCCGCCCCATGCAACATCCACAACTCCAATACGGCGAAAATCTCCATCCGGCAATATTCCTTTGAAATATCTTAATTCGTCCGTCGGGAAAAGCAATCCCTCACGCACAAATGGTCTCTGCATAAATTTAGCTTCCCATTCAGCCTTATCAAGTTTCTCCCTCATATCTCTATAGTATGCAGTAGAAAAACCATTTATTTCATAATCAAAATTACTTTCGTCGTTTTCATCAAGTGCCGGTATTCTTCTAAATCTGTACTCTGGATTTCCGTCATAAGATTTCCGTAATCGTTCCAACGGGTCAAGGACATTCCATAATGTACCGACCATCAATTCCCTTGCTCCGTCATTTTTACGGTCAACCATCTTATTCAGATATTCTTGATACGTATTTTCCATTCGAGTAGGGCTAAGAGAATGTTCACGATCTCTTACCAAGTCATCTACGTACAAATATCCATCTTTCGATACATCAACCGCACCGATCCATGTTCCATCAATACCTCGGCAAGTAATTGTTGCGAATCTATCTGGATCACCCAAAGTAATTGTAAATTCATCCGCACTTTTGTCTGTTACAAGAGATTTATTTGCATATTCTGGATTCCAAAAGAAAAATAATTCATCAAATGCATATTCTTCTGTCGAAAACAAATTCATAAGTTCCTTATAAAATCCTTTTGCAAGGATTCCAGAGTGTCCGCCCATTGCAGAGTGGCTATTTGGTCTACGCATTGCAACCCAGGCAAGGAAAAATATGCATATTGTTGATTTTCCGACACGGGATGGCATTGACAAGCCGTAAAATTTGATCTTTCTGTTTTCCAAATCTTCAAGGTCATTTACAACAACCTTCAAAGTCTTTCTTCTTGGATAATAAAACCGCTTACTCCAATTACGTTTACGCTCCATGTAATACATAAAGCTCTCAAAATTGTAATAGCTTTCCAATTTTAGAAGATCATAATATTTGTCTATCAGGTCATATGGCGTATTATGATCTTGTGCATATTTCTCTAAATCCCATATAGTTCCGCCTGTCTGCTTCATGCAAAATTGCTCTATAATGCCCTTAGACCGCTTTGTGATTTGTAACCCATACTCAATATCCTTTTCGCCATTGATAGCCACCTTACAGGCTTCTACGTAGGCAGATATTACGGATTCATCGACAAGATGTGTCTTTATAAAATTGTCATATTGATTTACTGTGTTGATTAGTTCTTTAGATGCCATAAAGAAAAGCACCTCCGCTCATTCAAGCAGAGATGCCGAAAAGAAATCTCTGCCTATAATTCTTCTAGGTTAGCGACTAACTCCATTTGTTAGCCGGTAATATTTTTATTAAAATGTTGGCATTGCATCATTGCAAGACAGATGTAATTTACGTAAAAGTGCATCATAATCATCAATCACATATCTTACCGGAATTGCGTATGCTTTAATGCCATATTTTTCTGCTGTTTCTCTTTCGATCTGACATCCGTTCCAATCAAAACTCTCACGTATTCCAATAAATACATCTGCCTGTGCCAGTTTCTTAATGCTATCGCTCAAATACCATATAGCTTCTTTGCTGTCTTTAGGTGGATTGTCCTCAATGTAGCTGTCGATAAGCTCTAACTCTTCGCCCTCATATATTTCAGCAATCTTTTTCATCTTCTGAATACTTGCTTTGATTTCTTCCTCTGTTCTGCCTTTCATTGGCACGCTTACAAATAATTTTTTCATAATATATTCCTTTCCGCTGATAATCAGCAATTTATCTTTATTCCCTCTGTCAATATGGCAGTTTTATCCTCATTCAAAATTGCATTTCCATTTTCATCCGTTTTATGCCATTGAGCATCTACGGTAATCATCGGTTCCATGTCTACATGACCGATAAAATGCAATTCCATATCGGTGCATCTTACCTTTTTGCCGTCAATGTAAACCTCTGCTGTTTCTCCGTCAGATATTATCTTGATTTTTTCTTTCATTCCAATACCTCTCAAAATCCTTACACTCATAGTCAAATGATGTATCGTTTCCTTTTTGGCAAATATAAAACGGATGTTCTTCTCCTGTTTCTTCATCAAAAATAAGATCTTCATCACAATATTTGCAGATCGAACAATCCTTATACATTTTCATTCTTCCACCAACTTTCTGCCGCACATAGGGCAATAATTTATATCCACGTTTCCGTAATATGCATCATCCTCATAATGATATTTATTGAACCCATAAAAGCAAAGTTTATCGTCGATATAGCATAAAATAATTTTTTCTCTCGCAAAACCTATTTCTGTACACTCTATCTCTTCACCGTATGATATTCGTTTTATATCTTTGCAAAAATCACACATATCTATCACTCCTATATCCGTTTCATGTAGATATTCTCTCTGATCTTCCCTGAAAAGAAATGCTGCAAGCTCTTAGATACGCGCCTGCCATTCATCTTGTAGTCGGTTGCAAAGTAATCATCAATCATCCACATATAATCTTCTGATTCACAATCAACTACTTTGCCGGTCGGATGGAAATATGCATCGACGATACTCTTAATTGCACTTTCTGATACGTCTATATGCCTTGTATTTGAATTTTCGTTGTACCTGTCGATAAAATATAGGATAATGTTTCTAAGGTCGATTATTCGGCTTCCTAGCGTGTTCGGTTCTGCATATCGACTAACAAGGTTCGGAACATCATCAATTCGATATTTAACATTGCTTTGCTCGACCGCCTTTTCGGGAGAAAAGCATGAACTAACTTTTCCTTTAGGAAAAGCATAAGATGTATTATCTGTATTGTAATATATATTTGTATTATATGGTATTGTTTGCGCATTTGAATCGTTTTGATTATGCATTTGTGCGTCATTGATTACGCATCCATGCGTAATGGGAGATTCATCATTTGGAATTTCTATTCTATAGTCGCTTAAAGGATATCCATTTTTCTTTAATGCCTTTGCAATATTAACCAGGTTTACCCTATATTGCATTGTTCTATCCCATTTGTATTTTGGGTTTGTCCTTTTATCAATAAATCCCATAGATACAAGATCATTTATATATCTTCTGATCTGGCTCGCAGACAATCCAAGCATAACCTCTTCTGAAAGTTCATCAGCTGTTTTATATATCCATCCAAAAAACAGTTCTCTTTCATTTTCTCCGTTGTTTCTTGCTATCTCGTTTTCTTTTTCAATAAACTTGTCAGCATCCGCAACTCTCTCAGACCAATAAATAAATTGGTTGAGAATAACTGCTTTTCTGTAATCTCCTGTAATAGTAAGAAGATCTTCTCTTATTAACGCTTTTTTAATTTTTTTATCTGCCATAATAATCAATACCTCCACCAGATATTATCATGCATGTCCGTGATACATGCTACCCACATAATAAAATCCAGCAAACAGGCACCGTGGTCGTGCTTTTCGGTAGCGAACCTAGTTTGCTGTAAATGGAGAAGATAGGAATTGAACCTATAATGTTTACCACGTGGGAACAGATTTACAGTCTGCCGCAACACCGCCAATCGTTGCCGCTTCTCCGTGTACGGTTTCTGATATAGGAAAGTATCATCCGACCACTTATTACCACTTGTCCATGTTCGACTGTCAAGCAACCCATATCAGCATTTTATTGATTCGGCAGGGAATACCGCAACGCCTGCCTATCCGGTCGCTAACCGGACTCTTGATGCGGTGTGGATTTGCACCACACATGGCAATCACTTTTTCACAACAGGTAACACCAATACAGGTTCCTTTGCCGCCTTTTTAATTCGGCAATTTGTTCTTAACCAAAGTGTGGATTGCCTTATGCTTAAGCGTTTACCTATTCCGCCACGCATCAACTGAAAAGCAAGATGGTTTTACGGATGCAAAGATAACCAACAACTAAGCTCCGATTTTTCATTGCTTTACACGTCCCTTTGCAAGGGAATCGACACGGAAGATTCGAACTCCACTTGTGCCACAATACGTGAACTGTGCTAGCCAATTACACTACATGTCGAAGTGACAAATCCTAGTCACAAATAAGTCGAAATTGTGTGGCGCACGCGTGAACACCGCGCAAAATCCAAGACTGTTCGTTAGTCACGCACCGCGAATCAGTGACATAGAATCAGACAAGATATTACACTCACAACCCGATAAAAAATAGTTTGTTGCGTCAAAACGTATTCGTGGGTATGCAGGTTGTGAGATACGAAGCACCCGGAATCGAACCGGAATTTACGGGAAAACGTGGGGTGTGTAAAACCGTATGATCTGCCATTGATCTATGCTTCGTGTGCGCATCCTCTTGGGGATGGGAAATGCGCAAAGGAGAAATGTGTGTTCCCCATGGGATAAAAGGGGTTTATACGTGCCGGTATTCAACCGGCAAAACCCACCGAGCCTTGTGACGGCTCTTTAATCAGCTTTCCGCTAGTGGGTTACGAAAGGAGAATTCCAAAATGAAAAACATTAAGAATCCAAACTGCCCTAGTTGGATTCGAACCAACAAATGCAGGAGTCAAAGTCCTGTGCCTTACCTTTTGGCGATAGAGCATAAAAACGCTTATGCAGCGTATTCTGACAAAATCCTGTCTAAAGTCGGTCGTGATACACCGATATTCTTCGCAAATGCAGACTTGGTGATCTTACCGGACCGGTAAAGAATCAAATTGCTGTCAAGCAATTCACTATCTACATTTTTCTTTGTGCCGCCCTTGTATTTTCCTTCTTTCTTTGCGATAGCGATTCCTTCTGCCTGTCTCTCTCTGATATGCTCTCGTTCGAGATTCGCAACGTAAGAAAGAATCTGCAATACCAGATCAGCGATAAATGTATCTGTCAAGTCTCCGGTTCTTCCGATAGTCGTGTCAAGTAACGGCATATCGAGAACCCTAATGTCTGCTTTGATTGTCTTAGTGATTCTTCGCCATTCATCCATGATCTCATCATAGTTTCTGCCAAGCCGGTCGATAGACAAGATAATGAGAACATCGTCACTCGTTAAATTGGCAATCATAGTCTGATAATCTGGACGTTCAAAGTCCTTGCCGGATAACTTATCCATGTAAATCTTTTCACATCCGGCGTTTTTTAGTGCTTCTAACTGTCTTGCAAGGTTCTGTTCCTTGGTTGACACTCTCGCATAGCCTATAATCATAAATACACACCCCTTATCTTTAATTGATATGGGTATTATACCATAAAATGTAATGCTTTGCAATGCTTTGCAATGCTTTTTATTGCTTTGCATTGCAATATTTATCCGTTTATGTTATATTATGCTTATGGAGGTGTAATATATGGCTAAAAAGCAAAAGCAAAACGATGCTCAAATAACAGTTCGTGTTCCAAGTGAATTACGTGTTGATCTGGAAGCAATTGCAAAAAAGCAAGGTCGATCTCTTTCTAATCTCGTGATACACATTCTGAAATCTTATGTTGAAAATAATTAAGTCGCAAATCAGCGGCTTTTTTATTTTTCTGACAATTCAATATATTTATCCAGATACCATTTAGCCTTTTTGACATCTTCAACGCCATTTTTGTTGTTATGCCTGTATATGTACTTAAAAGCATTGCACACGCAGAAGTCCATCACGGCTTCTTTGCCTTGCGTTTCTATCATAACGTCAATGCACTCAAAGTTCCCTGTCTCATAATGCGACGGATGATTGACATTATCTGTTACAGTTCTTGTTATTACTCCACATTCGCTCATTAAATCCACCTCTCAACTACCCGTATTGCGTATACGTGAGATAAAATCCACTTTGCAATCGTTGATACCGGATTTCCGTCATATTCCCGTCTCGAATACAGAGATACCAGATAAATCCGGTCTGTGATTCTGCACACCTTATATCCTGTAGAACGGAGCCGGTGTATGTCTCGATACGTTATCATGCTTCTTCTACCTCGTCTCCCCACAGCTCCATATACTTCTGAACGTCATAATCGCCGACCGTTCTTTTTGCATAATCTTCGTTGATTGGAATAATATTTGAATAACTGATCTTTTTTTCCTCAACAATGTATTTGCATATATCAAGGTTGAAGTACACATATTCCTTTGTTTTTTGTAAGCAACGAAACCATCTTCCGTTTTTTGTCTTAAATAACGCAGCTTTATCTTCTTCACAAGAATCCGAATGTTTCCAACAAACAACTAACTCTGAATCTTCTGTGCTGTAAAGAAGTCCCTTGCAAATGCGTTGTGAATGAATAATTGTTGTACGAGGTTCAGGCTCTTTACGGTCTTGCACTTCTCGATTTTCATTTTCTGAATTTTTATTTTTTCGCTTTGAAAATAATTTCATCTTTAATCTCCCATTAAATCAACCCTTTTTTATTTTTTGAAAAATTTTTAGAAATCAAAATGCTGTTCCGTACCCTTCATTCATGGTTATTCACTCCTTACATAACTATATATCCGTTATCTGTAAAACCCTTATATATAACAATCATATATGCATTACATTTATATAATTTAATTATTTATTATATGTGTATGTGTAATGGTTCTATATATTTATATTATATATAATAGGGCTTTTTGCTTTGAAAAATGTTTGGGGTGCTTAGTAGGGGCGTTTTCCTGGTCCTGTCTAACCCCCACCCCCCTATTATGGAGCTGATCCGCTGCGCCTGATCTATCGTCAATCTGCACAAATAATTGAATAAAATCGAATGTAAAAACTAAGTACACTCTGTTTTTACACCGTCAATTACTATATCTTGTGGTTTTGCTTCTATCTGTGCTATATCTTGTGGTTGTATATCTAATCTTGGAAGCTGTGCAGCTGTAAGCGGTTGCTGTTGCCTGTTGGAATCGCTCGTATATGGAGAAGCCCAGCCGAATTGACGATTTAATACAGCTATTACGCCAACAGGGTTCTTGTTACCCGTTACAAGCTTATTGGAAAGCGATTCTTCGCGATTTTCACAAAGTTTTTTGTATATCCTCATACTCGAGGAGCTTAGCCGATCCGCTTTATTCCATGTAGTCACTGTATCATTATCTATACCAGTAAGATTACTAAAACCCATAATAGATACTTCTTTATCATATAACATAGACATATATATATAATAATCACATATATCATTTAATAGATCATAATTATATCTATTATAGTTACTCATAATATTATTATTTATATTATATATATTGCTCTTATCTCTCAATATATCTTTATCTCTAAATACATGGCGTTGAATATATCTAAGGCATGCATTATATACAGATTGAGGCGCGGCGCGCATGTCCTCAATATCTTGTTCTTCGCAAAAGATGCGCAAATACATAGCTATATCATTTTCAAAGGTTTCTATATCTCTTTCTCTTTCTTGTACCTGTTCGACCTGCTCCATGTTCGCGCCTTCCTTCCTGATCTTTGACAAATAAAAAAGCCGGCTAGACTGATCTAACCGGCGAACGTTCATATATTCGCGCCCTCTTGCCTTGGCTTGGCTGCTTATGTACTCCGGGCGCATCTGTACATAGCAGATATACAAGCTTTATAAATTGGCTATACTATACCACTATATCAAGTATATGTCAATAATCTATGGGTGTATAGACTCTATATATTGTATATATGGCTTTTATATGTCTATCGGGCATATATTTATATGCAAACAAAGAAGCGACTATTTAGTCGCTTCTTTGTCGTTTTTCTAATCTTCTAAATACTGTTGATACAGATCATCCCATGCTTCGTGATCGTGGTTGTTTTCAAGCTCCATAGAAGCTTCAAATGGTGTCTCTTCTTCGTGATCCAACACGCTATCAATTGAAATTGTGTACTGATTTCCGCGAACTTCAACCCACACTTGCTCGCTGTCATTCTGGACGCCGTTTCCCTCTTCTGCTTCCCGGATGAAGTCTAAAAGATCAATTTTGAGATCTAATGTGTCATAATCGAAGCACTCGCAATCTTCGTCCTCAATATCTTCCTCATACATGCGGATTTCTATGGTCTCTTTGTTGCCGTCTCTTCTGTTCGTGAAGTCCTCTTCCTTTGCTGCTTTGATAGCCTCCTCTTTGCTGTTCGTCTTCAATATTTCCCACTCATCATCTGATTTTGTACTAACTGCAACCACATAATATTTATACTTCATACTTTCCACCCTTCGCCATCTGGCGTCCTTTCGTTTTTGTTTGGTCTTATAATACCGCTTGTTTGTCACTTTGTCAAGTGATATTTTGAAAAATATTAAAGTTTTTCTTTCTGCTCTTTCTCCGTGTCTGTCTCTTCATATATAAGAAGATCTTTCGGCTGCATGTCTAAGATCATGCATAAGCTGTTGATTGCCTTTAGTGATATATTTGTATCTTCTTTCTTGATCTTCCTTAGCGTGTCTTGGCTTAGTATACCGCTTGTTTTTGCCTTATACGAAGTAAACCCGACACGATCCAGCGCATCGCCTACATTAAATTTATATTTGAGCATCTTATACCCTCCTTCCGCAATTATTTGCTTGTGTTCTATATTATAATATGGTGGCGAAAAAGTCAAGAAAAATATAACTAAAAAAAGTTATAAAAACACTTGACTATCACTTTTGAAAGTGATATAGTAAAGGCAAGTTAAGAAAAGAAAAGCAAAAACGAAAGCGAGGAAAAACAATATGAAAAATTACAAGATCACAGACAAGGCGACAAAGGCAATCATAGGAGTTGTAGCAATGACACCAGCGCAGGCGCGCAGAGTTGAAAAGGATTTTATAGTAAAAGAAGCATAGCCGAAACGCTCCGACCTTGGAGCGTCAGCCGTGGGATGGTCTCCCGGCTCTGATGATGGCAGACTAAAAAAGGCGGCACGCCTACCAAGCACAGCCGCCACCAATCAAAAAAAGAAAGGTAGCTATATTATAGCACAGGTAAAAAAGAAATGAGAAGAACAAACAGCAAGGAAGTTAAGGAAGCAGTTAAAAATTATTTGGTAGAGGTTGCACAGAGCGAAGAGCTTAGCACAATTAAGGGCATCAAGAACAAGTTTATAAATGAATACGGCTGGGCAGTCGCAAGACTTGGAGAGCGTAACGCTTGTATAGAATGGCTTAGAGGCTTAGGCGTTGGCGTTGATTATAGTTACTATAATATTATCCAGCTTATGGCTGAATGGTTAGACGAAAGTACAGAAGAAGCCGAAAAATGGCTTGATAAACGCGGCGATGGTCTTTACTGGGATTTATTAGCAAGGGAGATTTTAGCAAGTAAATAATTAGCAAGGTTGGCACGCTTCCGGGGTTCGAGTCCCCGGCTTGCTTTTACCTCAAAATAGGATGATAAAATCGAAAGGTGGTATTTATATGGAAAAAATACAGTTATCAGACGAAAGCAAAAGCGTTTTGCACATTTTAACAAGGGAAGAATGGGAAAGAATACCGAACGATTACAAAACAAATTATATCGTTGATTACACCAAAAAGGAAATAATAGACAAAACAATCAAAAGCGCTTTCTTGCCCGGATATGGTACAACATTATTTTTTGAAAATAGGCATTTTCTTATATTTGACGACAAGAAACCATTAAAAAAGTATGCTATATGGAGAAATCACGAGGTGATAGGATATTGCAAAATTGACAAGGCTACAGCGGACAAGGCAAACATGGCAAGCAATGCATATTTTTATTTTGGTTTTGACAAAGTAACAAACCCAGAAAAATATTAATTTTTTCCGTCATCCGTTTAGGCGGTCTGCAGGGTTCAACGCCCTGCGGCGGATTTTCATTTTTGGGGCAAATTTTAATATAAAGGAGGGCTTATCATGAAATGCGATAAATTGCTACAAGAAGCAAACAAGCAATACAAGGATATTATAGCATCCTTGGATGCTTTGAAACGTGGAGAAATAAGCGGAAGCAAAGCAAGCGCGGACATCATGCGCGCATTTGATCGCGTTGATGAATCAATAAAAGAATATGAAAAGCAATAGTCGGGATTTTCTCGGCTTCTTTTCGTACCTTGACAATTCCAAACAATAGTCATATTATAGCCTTAATTATATCTATAAGTGTATTTATATTCCTTGTATGGTTTGCGTGGCTCTGTGGGCGTTCTACGCGTTCAAAACCGCAAATATCGGCTTGTTATAGCCTTTAATTTGTGCGCTCTGAAATTCTGCAACCGCGCCCGGACAAGATCAGAAAGAAAGACACCTAGAGAAGTGCGCCCGGATTCCATCGCCGGAGCATGGCGAAAGATCAGGACACCCAAGCCGGTGCGGCGGTATATCCGGCATTTGTGCAATATGCCGGCGATCTGCAACAGATCAGTGCAAACGATCATCACGCGCCCTGGCAGGCCCCGGAATAAATCGCCCAAGATCAGCCGACCGGCGAAGATAAGAAAAACAGGCATTGGAATTGTGAAATCGTGAAATTTCCGACCAAAATCTGCGAAATTTTTTTTGATGGTCGTGGGAATATTTAAGAAACATAGGGGCGTTCAAATTCTGCCGGACTAAAATTTAGAAAATCGAAAATTTTTTGAAAAAATTCTGAAAATTATTTTTCTTTAGTCACTGTAATTTCAAGAAACATAGGGGGATATTAAATTCTCGCAGAACCATCCGACACATTTTGAAATCCCAATATCAAAGATTTTGCAGAATAATCGCATTTTCCCAACTCTTCTATCAACTTATCACGCGTCATTTCCGGGTTTGTCCGTTGCACATATTTAAGCATTTCATCTATTTTATCCATATCTTCTCTCCAATACATTTTGCAAAATATCATCGGCTATATATATAATATCTCTACCATAAAGCGACATAAAATCTGCAATTATCTCTTCTGTCGGCATATCAATATGGCAATCATAAGAGAACGAATAGCAATGCACTAATTCATGGCATAGCACCTTGTTTGTCATATAATCAGACATACCTCTTGCAATGCTAACCGTCTTGGCATTGTTGTCGGTAACGCCTAATGTATATACGCCATCCGACCGGCGCAGTTTTTCACTATTCGGACGTACAAATTGCAATATCCAATTTTCTCCATTTATTGTAAATACCATTCCTATATACCTCAAATAAGGCTATGAGCATTACACCCATAGCCTGTTGTGTAAATTACATCTTGCTTACAAGTGTCGTAAGTTTTGACTTTGCCATGTTCATTTCTTCTTGCGACATACCGGACATCAAATCTGTAATGTCTGCCGAAAGCTCCTTCATGTACTTTTCAAGTTCACGCATCTTTGCTTCCTTGTCCTGTGGTGTATTTGCACGGTGAATTTCCTTTGTTTCCGTGTAATTACGCTTTGCACGGTCGTAATTGCTTTCGTTCATTTTTGCATCGTGCATACCGGTCCCACGACCATCAATACCTGTTTCGGTAAAGTACATACGATCTCTCGTGTATCTATCCATATCTCGATACATCTCTGGTGTCATGTGGTAATAAGGTTCACTATATCCACGCTGATACGTTCCGTGTCCTTTTGGCGCAAATCTGCCATCGGCATATCTATAGTGATCATAGAATCTGCGTTCCGGATAATCTTCGTACTGTTCAAGCATACGCATAATATCCTCATTATCTTCCGACTTCTTCATTGCTTCAACAATTTTGTAGTCTTTGTCATAGCAGACAATGTTTTTTGCAATCTCCGTCCAATCCTTTAAGTCGTCAAGGCTTTGACCGCTGAAATTGTCAAGACCGATAGATTCAGCGTTTGTTTTTACGCATTCCATAATTTTCTTTGCAAACTCATGCATACAGATCACCTCCTACGCTTCACGAACAACAATCAAATTACTGTTCTGAACCTCAATAGCCTGTGTAGATGTATTTTGCACCGCTACTGTACTGCAACATCCGCAAGGTACGTCGATATATGCTTGCGCTGATACGTTGAACAGATTTTCAACCGCTGCCGGTGTTACAACCATTCTTGTTGATTGCAAAGGCTCGCCATCTACCGCAAGCGCAAGTGAAATAGCTCCAACCGTACCGCCTGTCGGAATCTGAATGTTTCCGGAATACGATGCAAGGAATCTTGCTCTGCATTGATTTGTGATTCCTCTCAACTTGACAATACCACTTCCCTGTCTGTGAACAATGCACTTGCTACCACATACAGGTGTTTCTGTCAAAGCGACATCTTCTCCGGCTGCAACAGTTTGTAATGCAATTCCTGTAAATTCTGCCATAATAATATTCCTCCTTACTTCAATTCGCTTATTGATTTTGGAACGTTGGTTTCAGAATCACCCTTACCTGATTTAAGGGTTTCAACCAAGGTTTCCATATAGTCTTTTTTTGAAAGCTTATCCATCGTTTCTGTGATTTCAGAAACAGTTTTAAGCTCATTTACACTAAGCTTTTCAAAATCAATCTTCTTGATCGCTTCGATAAATTTCTCTTTGATTTCATCCATATTGTTACACCTTCCTATCCATAAAATAAGGGCAAACATTATAGTCTGCCCTTGGTTTATAAGTAATACTGCATAGCAGACATAATCGAATTAAACTCAATTAAGATACTCAATTATTCTGTTGTGATTAGCATCCGCAACTCTGATTGCATCCGCATCCGTATGGCACATATGTGTTTGGGTTAGGAACAACATACGCCGGGATTGCGGTTGGATTTACAGAATTGATAATCTGACTTGTCTGTGCTGTCATTGCAGTAGTCAGAAGTGCGTTCTGTCTATCCTGTGAAGCAGAAAGTTCAAGTTTCTGCACCTTATCTCTCAAATCCGCATTTTCTTTTGTGCATAAATAGTCAAGGATTGCTCTCGTTCCTGCCTGCTGGCTGTCGATAATATCTCTTGTGTTGTTATTCATTGCGTTCTGCAATGCACAAGTGTTAGTTGCCATATTGTAGTTTACGCCCTGAATAGCTTCACGAGTTTCACAGCAACAGTTTGCAAGCTGTGCCTGCAATGCATTTGTGTTCTGCATATTTGCGATTGTGTCAGCGTTGATTGCCTGCTGGATGCCATAGCCTGTCTGCATGATATTGGTGTTGATTCCGTTGAAACCTGTAAGCATACTGTTGTTTACAGCATAGAATCCATCGCACAGACCGTTTGTGATTCCATCAAGTTTGCTGATAACAGCCTGATTGTCAAATCCGCGCTGAATTGCGCTGTCTGTATAAGCGGCGGATGTAGAACCCATTCCATTTCCATTTCCCCATCCGTTGTTGCCAAAACCGCCCCAACCGAAGATAAGAAGAATGACAATCCACCATGCGCCATTGCCCCACATACCATCATTGTCTCTGTTGTTGCCTGTTACTGCCGCGATGTCAGCAAGGCTTACTCCGTTACTAAACATATTAGTTTACCTCCATTTGTTTATTTACAAATAGGGAACCTTGGTTTTTACTCTGTCCGGACAAAACCCTAATATGTACTAGATTTATCTAAACATTTGATTTATGTCGTTCATGCTGATTCCATTTTCGCCCATAAAGTTATTAAGCGTTTGCTCCACTCCAGCCATATTGCCGGATTGAATATTTTGCAAAATGCTACTTGCCATCTGGTTTCCTTGACTTGCCGCATTTTGAAGGCTTTGCATAGCCGCCTGTTGCGGATTTTTGATTGCCTTTAATTTATTTATTGCCTGCATAATTCCTTGATTCATCATAAAACCACCATCCTATTACTTTTTATGACTAATATATGACTAAACTAAGACTAATCTTGACTAACTTTTGTTCTTGCATTAGTCTTAGTCAAAGATTTCTCGTCAATTTTCTTTTCAAGTTCTTCCATCTTCGAAAACAATGTGTCAAAGTGCTTGTTAAATATCTCTGTGGCTTCGTCTGATAGCCCTATTTTCAATTTTTCTGTATCTTGTGATAACTTGTTATGGTTATCATTTTGAATCGGTTTAAAAACCATTGTAGAGATTGTTCCATCTGCGCTCCATTGCTTCGCGTAAATCTCCGACAAGTCACTCTTTGGGAAAAATGCAACGCTTCCATTCATCGGAACATCATTGGCAACGATAGAATCTTGTGACTGCACGACTTTACCGAATATTCCCTGTTGAATCTGCTCCGGCTGTTGCTGTTGCTGGAATCTCTGAATGTTCTGCATAGGGTTATACGCCTGTTGATATTGTTGATACTGTGGCGCATAACTATTCACCTGTGGCATCTGATACGGATTCATCTGCATTTTGCTTTTCCTCCTCGTCCATAATGTTTTCGATCGCGTGAACGCCCGCCGATTGTGTATTTAAGTCCAGCTTCATAATTGCTGGATGCGCAAATATTTTTGTTAAAATCTCGTCCGTAAACATAAAGTATCACTCCTTTATGATTTAATTTTTGCATAAAAAAAGACGCTTAAAGCGACAAATATATGACACTTTAGCGACATCGAAATAAATTATTATATTAAAAAGTGTAGTAAATACGGCGTATCAGAACGTACTATATGCCATACCCACGGCGTATAGTAGGTGCTAAAAATTCTTTAATTGAATTTCCACATTTCCGTTGACTATAATTATCTTGTCTATTATAGTCTTTAATATCTTGTTTTTAGCTGGCTTGTCGATGTCGTCCCAAACATCGGCAAGTTTTTTAATATTCTCGTAAACAAATTGCTTTTTCGGATTGTTGTCTCCGGACTTTTGTTCTTCCTTGATTGAATCGTCGAGGTTTTTTACTTTTGATTCCTGATCTTTTATCATATCTAAGACTGTATCGTTTCCGTCGGCGTATAATTCATACAGCCGTTTCAATTTTGATTTTTCCTTATCTAACTGCGACTGCATTATGTCTATCTTGTTTTCTTTTTCTTTTGGCTTATATTTTGACAGATTTACAGATATTTTCAGCATTTCCGATTCAACAATATTCTCGATATTATCCGCCCATTCTATAGAGTTATCGCAATCGTTGTTAAAGTTCGGAAGATAGTACAAATCCTTATTCCGTGAGCAGCAATAAATCTTTCTAACTCCATTCGTCCATTTTTGATAACGCATCTTGCAACCGCAAACTCCACAATAGCACAGACCTGTAAGCATATTGGGAGTAAGGTTTTGGCAATAAGATTTTTTGCTTCTTCTTGATTTTCTTATTTGCTGTGCCATCTCAAACTTATCTTTATCAAAAATAGGTTCGTGAAGTCCTTGGTATATGTTCCCTTTATACGGAATCATCCCTATGTTTACAACACCTGTCAATATGCTTCTTACAACCAATTCGCTTGTATATCCTAAAATTCTTTGAATCGCTACATCGGAATTTCCGGCGATAAACAAATCAATAGCCTTGTTCGCTTGTTCTGCTCGTTCCGGAATTGGTATCAATATGCCTTTTTCTTTGCTGTATGTATAACAATAAGGCGTATTCCCTCCACCCATCCAATACCCTTGTTTGACACGTTCCAGCATTCCTCCACGCATACGAAGCATCATAGTATTCTTATCAAGCTGTGCAAATACAGCCATCATTTGAGTATATGCCTGCTCCATCGGACTGTCATAAGATATTGAATCGTGAACGCACTTAAATTGCACGTTGTTGGGTTGAAAAACTCTTTCAATCATGTATATTCCGTCAACCATACTTCTTGACAATCTATCAAGTTTGAATGCGACAACACATTTCACACGTTTTCTGCCGCAATCGTTTATTAGCCTTTGCAACTCCGGCCTATTCATATTAGCACCGGTATATCCGTCATCAATGTACCAATCAGAAATAATCAATTCGTTTTTTCTACAATACAATTCTATGTCTCGCTTTTGGCTTTCAAGTCCGTTTCCTTCTTCTGCCTGTTTTTCTGTCGAGACACGCATGTATGCAACACATTCCATTTTTTATACCTCCTATCAAAAATGTGCCGCATTACTACACTTGCGACACATTTTAGTTCATTCTTTATTTACTGTCAATCGCTTCTGCAATCATCCTTAACACTTCATCTGGCAATTCAATATTTTCAACATCAATCTCCTTACCCTCGATGGTTACTATAACCATTTATCACCATCTCCTTCAACACGAGATATCTTGTCTCGTATGCAACTAATTTTCCTGTTTACTGTCCTGTCGCATATAGACATCCTATATGCTATTTCCGATATTGTGCTTCCCCGACACAACATTCTAAAAATCTGTTCTTCTTCGTCCGTAAAGTTTGCTTTAGTAAGAATCCCCTCAATTTCCGGCTTAGTAAGTCTACTAAACTTCATAAGCCATTTCTCCTTTAATATTTAATAAATAATGCCTTGTTACTCTTTCTTAGATAGTCTCTGTTTGCTTTCTTTGCTTTTTCGCAATTCATCTGATAGTGAATTTCGCAAATTTTATATCCGTCTTTAACAGGTCGGTCGCACCAAATGCACAATCCGCCTTTCTCTCTTTCATCTCTTAATGTTTTAGGTTTTGTCCTGCTGTTCTTTTTATTCCGGCAATTATTACATGTAACGTATCTTTTTTCTTTATTTGTTTTACCACAAACAGGGCATAAACCCTGTTCTTTTCTCCTGTCATAAATAGATTTATGATAGGAAGATATAGAATTGTTATACGATTCCCTATCTAATTCTCTTTTTAATTCTGCTTTTTCTGCATTCTTTGCTCTGCATTCAACGCATGTTTTTTCTTGCCCCATAAGCTTATTTTTTTTACATCGCGGGCAATATCCGTGATCTCTATACCAATTTCGCGTCTCCGTTTGATTTATAACGTCTTTTTTCGCACATTCAGAACACACGGCTTTATTAGGTCGATCATTGATTTTCCCACATTGACCGCATCTTCCCTCTGCAATATTTTTATGATATGTACTACTCATAGTTTTAAAGGATAGCAAATCGCGATTTATGTCCGGACAAATCTATCTGCCTCCTTTCTCTGAATTTTTACTCTTTCTTCCGCATAACCAATTCATAATCGGAATCCGGGTATGTGATTGAATACTCTGTGCGCTTTCCGTGTTCATTTTCCATGTTACCAATAAACCATTCATATACAGCAGCTATAACATCATCTGTAACATCTGTTTTATCGCCAACCCACATCTGTTTTTCTGTGTCTTGCGTTCCATAAAAAATTTTGTTTGTGATTGGGCTTACTCCAAATCCTTTTTTTCTCGCCATCTTCAAACCTTCTTTCTTCATCCATAAATACTACCTCAATCTGTAATTGCCACTTTCTTTGAACTCGACCACATAACCCTTAGACATCTCAATGATTCTGCTCCCAAGAGCTTCATCAACCGAAAGCAAATCCTTCGGATATTTCTCTGTTGAAACGATCATAGGCAACCGCTTCAAGTATCTGTGATTGATAAGCTCGTACATAATGTTGATATCGCTTTCTGTGATTTTCCCCTTGAACAGATCGTCAATAAACAGAACGCTCACATTCTTCATGCGGTTAATCTCTTCTGAATACTCCACGTTGTCTGTAATATTCTGTTTCAAACGTGTAATTGCATCCCGGTAACTTACATACTGAACAGGTGTGCCATTCTTGATAAGCTGATTTGCAACGCAAAATCCAAGCATTGTCTTACCCCTTCCCGGAAGTCCTGTAAGCAATAAACTATTGTTCTTCTGGTATCGTTGCATCGGTAAATCCTTGCAATACTTAGCAGCGGTTGCTTTCGCAATCTGTAATTCCGGTTCACTAAACGTCTGGAAATCATTAAATCGAACATTCACATCTTCCGCATCAATGCCACTTGCTTTCATCAATCTGCGATATACTGTTTGCGCCATGCAATCACAATCTCTTGCTACCGACCTACCATCTGCATCCTTAACGATTACAATGTGTGTGTCTTTGCATATGGGGCATTTATAATCCGGCTTGAAATTTCTGTTTGCACTCTCTACTTGCATCCGCCGTAGCTCATCAACCATTCCCATCTGATTCACACTCCCTTATAATTTCTACCGCCCTGATAAGTCCATCAGAAAATGTATTTTCATTTTTGCAAATGGCGTGTTCGTCGGCGTATTTGTCGAAGTTTTCACAAGATGCATCTGATTCTTCGTTAAGTCGGTCAATTAAGCGGTCCGTATTAAATGCAGTAGGTACTTTATGTGCCATTATATCCTGCAAATCTGCGTTATATTCAAGTATTGACCACTCGCTAGGTGCTCCCTTGTCAATCTGCTTTTTGAAATATTCTCTGATAGCCTTTTCAACGTCTCCAATATCAACTAATCTCATTCTTTACCACCACCCTTTATGATCTCGATTGCATCATCCAAATTAACTACAAGCTCTCCGCCCATGCCGTCATTCCCGAACCGTTCGTATGATACTTTCTTTAAACGCTCTACAACCTTATCTACGTCATAGGAGGTCTTTACGAGCGGTAATGCTTCGTGCCACCTACCGTCATTCCCTGCGACTAACAATAAATGGTCATCTCCTATGACACATACATTCTCGCGTATGAATTTTTCAAGGTCTGCTACATCAATCAATCTCATTCTTCATCACTCCAATCTAACTTCTGTCCGCACTGGTGGCAGTACTTTAAATCGCTTCTAACTATTCTTCTTTCGCATACTGGGCATAACCATAATGCTGTACAACCTAAATTTGCAATATATAGCGGTTTCTTAGGAATTTGCTTTTCAAGTGCTTGTATTGCCATTCCATAAGCATTTTCAAAAGAACATCCCCATGAAGTATCACAAGGGATTGCCTTACCAAGTTCATTGCAGTCATATTTTAGTTCTTCGATAGCTTCACTCTCTGTCATATTATCCCTCACTTTCTTCTTCTTCCGCATTGCCTACTGCAAGTGCTAAAAATTCGTCAAATTCATCTGTTGTAATATCCCAACTGTCGCACCAATCGTACAAGGATATTCTTTGGCACTCTTTTTTAAGTGCATATGCTATTGTTTCTGCTTTTGATTTCCTCATATTATCCCTCGCTTTCTAATGACTCTTTATTGTCAAAAATGTTGCCGACAACTTCTATTTCGGAACTCTTAAAACTCCACAAATTCCACTTTGCACCGATTGGAAATACACCTGTTTTGGCACAAAAAGAGAACTGATAGTAGTCATTCTGCCAAAATGCTTTATAAAAATTACCATATTCATCTCTGACAATATCATTCTCCCAAATCAGCTTGCCGTTCTTGTCTTTCAAGCCTGTACATTGGCAGATGGTGGATGGGTCTACTTCACAGAAATCTATACCGGTAACGTTCCAATCATCACAAGCAGTTCCGTTATATTTTTCAATAACAAGACCGCCTATAAATATTCTCCCATTTTCAAATCCATCATAAAACAGGTAGCCTTGTACCCATTCTCCATTGTCAATTCTCTTCGCTTTAAATAAATATCTATCTTCCATTTTCTTCACCTCTCAATTCTTTCAGTTTTGCTTCTGCTTCGGATTTTGTAAGGAATACTGTTTTACCAATATTCTCTAGAAAATAACAACTCTCACCCATGTCATCATCATTGATAGCATCAATTCTTATGACTGTTCTGTCTTTATGAAGCTGCTTAATATATAGCTGCAAAACACGCATCATAATAACCGGCTTTTTTGCTCCTTTATTTACCCGGTACAAAGTATCTCCCACTTTACAAGGTAGAATAACAAGTCTGCACTGTTCCTCCAAGTCCTCATATTCTCCAAGTTTCTCACAAACACTTGTCATAATCTCACAGTTATCGCATTCGCCACTCGCCCCCAATCCGTTACACTTTTCAAAGCATTTCGGATAGTAGTGACTTCCACTGTCATTTTTCTTTGTTAATCTCTCCATATCATCACTCTCCAAACATTTTATTTATTTCTTCATCGCTCATAATCGGCACGCTCTGTCGCTGACGTTCCGCAAGCGAATCCAACTGCATATCGGTTACGGATTTAGGCTTTGCATCTTCGTATATATGTCTGCTGCCATAATCATTTTTAAGTCTATATACATCCGACCAACAATGATCTACCGACTGATTCAGAATCTTAATCGCTAATCTGGTATCTCCGCCGGACAATCTTTCAATTTTATTTTTCATACGCGTAAGTGCCTGTTTCGTAGCAATCGGCTTTTTAATCTTCTTACGCATATCCAAAAATTCAGCGAATGCAGAATTAAGATCGGGATCGTCATAATGTGTCGTTTTCGCCCCTATATTATTCTTATATTCTTTACTTCTTATATTCTTTACTTCTTTTATAATAGGAAGGTTCGTTATCTGTTCGTTATCTGATTGCATTTTGATTGCATCGGTGCTTGTGGTTTCATCGCATTTTTGCTTGTTATCTGATTGATACAAATTGTAATTTTTTATAGTAAATACGCTATATTTACTATGTGCTTTGCTTGTGATTTCGCCTGTGCTTTTAAGGTGCTTTAGCGCGTTGCGAATTTCATTGTCTGTTAAGCCTGTTTCAGATGCCAATTTCGATATGGAAGATGGGAAAGAACCACGCTCGATCAGTTCTCCTTTATAGTACCCATCCTTCCAATATGCAGACACAAGCATGTAGAAAAACAATCTAAATGTGTTGAAATCATCCCACCATTCCCATTCAAGAATCTTTCGATCTATCTTTACAAAGTTTCCCATAAAATCATCACTCCTCAAAGATTTCTATGTATTTTTCAAATCTTCTGCAATTTTAAGAAGATCATCACGCGTAAGATTCTTGCATTCTCCGGCGTAATATCCACAATGTTTATCTACCGATTTGATAAAATCGTCAATCACCTTGTCGTAAATATCTTCAACTGTATTTACATCGTATGCATCACACAATGCCTGATGCTGTTCTCTGTATGCTTTCAGTTCTTCCAGCCATTCTGCAACTTGCCTATATTCTTTGTTTAATTTTTCAGCAATATCAGGGTCTTTTGAAAATATAATATGCCCCTTTTCTGCCAAGGCTTTAAATCTTTCTATTGATTCATCAATCGTCATTATCTACCACACCGCCTTCCCACGCTTTAAGCATTGTTTCCTTGTTATCTAGCGAAGTCTCGGTGTAATAACATCCAAGTTCCCGGTAATACTGATTCTCCGGCGTGTAAATCGTAACCTGTGACATATAATCACGTATCATAGCCATAGCCTTATCTTTCCGCTTCTTGTCAAGGAAGATAATCGGTCGTATTCCGTACCGCTTCTTATATGCCTTTTTCCAATTCCTATGATTCATCACTCTTCATTCTCCCGACACATCTATCCTGCTTCTTGCATACATAATTCTGAATCTCACTATCAGATACTCCGTACACCTGTTTCAGAATATCCATACAGATCATAACGTCCGCCATCTCTTCAATAAGATTGTCTCTATTGTCTTTGCCGCGCTTCATTTTGCTAATTGCCTGTATAAGCTCCGAACACTCTTCCATGCATACAGTAGTCTGCAAATCGGAGCCATAATGTTTAATGCTATTCTGCACTACATTTGAATCAATAATAATCACTTTAATCTCACATCCTTTTCATTCATGCGGATTGAATACTCCAATCCGCACTCTTCTTTTAATATTGATATCTGATCGTTCCAATCGGTATAGTTCTCGCCGATACACTCTGCCTTGAAATTAAATCGTTTCTTAAACCGGTTTAATCGCTCTCTACCGAACCCAAATTCATCATGCAACGTTACAGATGCAAGGATCAGAATCGTGTCAAGCATCATGTTCTTTGCGTTATCTGTAAACTCCTGCAATGCCTTATCATCAATCCGTACAGGTATGTTATATGCTCCACGCTTCTTTAAGTCTGATTCTAAGGCATCTAAACCATGCTCTCTTGCGTATCTAAGCGCATAAGACATTCCCTCACGTCTTGCTTGTTCCTCTTTGCTTTTGCTCATTTTCAATCACACTCCTAATTTTCTTTGTGACGATTTCTCTTGTACCGCTCATATTGTTCCTTATGCATATCTTTCAGCGAATTATGTACAAATTTCTGCTGTCGAATACTCTCTTTAAGTTCCTCGTGTGCTTCTGTATATGACTTATATCTTTCACATATACCATGACAGCCGATATTTCGATCAGAACAATCCATACACGGTGCCATTGGTTTTACCATTTAATCACTCCTGCTCAATGTTCAAATTCCTAAACATGGCACACATAACATCTACAACGATGCTATTGCCAAATTGCTTATATAACTGCGTATTGCTATTGACTGCTGCCATTTTGTCAATATCTTCATCAGATACACCCATAAGCCGTCCACACTCCCTCGGCGTTAGCTTTCTGATACGATATTGAGGTTTTTCAAGTAATAAATTATCTTTCTGCACACTCGTTAAGCAATTACTTGTACCTTGCATATTCATCTCTAATCGCTGCTCTGTCGGACTTCCAACAGTTCTATCTGACGGATTGTCAGGGTTTCTGCCACGCATAGCAACTATACACATATTGTCTTTGTGCGCCCATATTCCTTTGTAATACCGTGATGTTACCGTACTTGCTGTTGGTGTATCAACATCACATATTTTGGCATTATCTAAGCTATCCAAATGTCGTTCTGGCATTTTATTCAATTTGCACGGAATTTGCTCACATATTTTAATCTGTTGTGTTCCACCACCAGTAATTGTTGTGATACTAGGAGACAGACCATTTTCGTTGTAAACCGTGTTAGATTGATGTTTTCCTGTTCCATTATCCATAAATCCTAATTCCTCTACGATTACTTTAGGCTCCTGGTTTCCACCTTGCATTGTACTCAATGTTGGACTGCACCCCCCCCACATCATAAATTCTGTTAGTGCTTTCAAATTTGCTTTGAAATGAACCTATAACTTTAACTTCTTGCATTCAATCACTCCTGTATTTAATGATGCATATTTTCCTATTGCATTTCCATCTTTTGAAATATGAGACAAAATGCAATTAGCAATAATCTTTTCTTTTGGATTGTTAATTGACAAATCAACCGCTTTCAACAATACAGTTTCCGTCTGACCGCAAGTTTGAGATTCCTGCGTCATATCTTGCCTTGATGCAGTTTGCAACTTCTCTTCGTTGCGGCTTATTGATTGTTCCGTCAACGCAAGTCTGCTCTGCTCTGCTCTGCTCTGCTCTGCTCTGCTCTGCTCTGCTCTGCTCTGCTCTGCTCTGCTCTTAGGGATTGTATTTGGTAATGTACCATTGTCAATAAGCTGTTTTATCAGCTTGTCAGCCTTTTCATTATTGATGTAATACTTTTCGTCAACATTATCTTCCAGATAGTCTTTGAGTTTCTTTTTAAGTGGTATAGGCTGCGGAAAAATATATGAATAATTACCTAAGAATGAAAACATAAAACATCTGTTTCTATTCTGTGCCACTCCATAATTTTTAGCATTCAAATCTTGCCAATAGTTTGTGTAGCCTAAACTTTCCAAAAATTCCAACCACTTTTTAAAATCATCAATATTTTTCTTGCCATGTACTTGTGGTACATTTTCCATGAATAATATCTGCGGCAACTCTCCGCTACCATCTCTGATTTCTGTCAGTATTCTTTCAACTTCCCACAAAAGCCCTGATCGTGTACCGCTGCCTTTAGACATTCCAGCTTGCTTCCCGGCAACAGACAGGTCCGTACACGGAAAAGAGTAAGTAAGTAAGTAAGTGAAGTGCTTTGTATCTTCTATCGCCAGATCATCTGCGTGTACTTTCGTAATATCCATTGTGGGAAAATTCGTCCCATGTACTGCGTTATAGCTTGCAATAGCATACTTATCAAATTCCACAACCCTGTAATGCTCAAATTTTGAACCTATTCTCTTTAGTGCCATTGCTTGACTTCCGTAGCCGGCAAATAACTCTATCAATCGAATAGGTTTTGTTATTCTGATTGGTTCTCTTGTGAAGTCAAATATAGACATCTGATTATCACAAGAATAATTTTCAAAATCCATAAAATCTACCAAAAGGAAACCTCGGTTTTATGTGCGCGCAACCTATTCCTTTCTTTGATTTTTAGTCCTCTCTTACTAAAAAGTTAATGACTATTTTATTGTGTACCAATGTATACAAAATGCCTTTTTCTACTTCAAAATCAAAAACAGCACATTTTTCTCCACCATTTTCGATTTCTTCAATACTGCTTACAAGTTGCATTTCTTTAATGCCCCTAGCCTCAAACGCATGTAATGCATTTAGTAAATCCTCAACTTCGCTGAAATTTCTGCTTACTGGTAATGCAATCTTCATTCTGAATCACTCCTTTCAACTTTTCAGACAACATCTTAAGTTCCACATCATCACAATTTACCTTCATGTATCTTGCGTTTCTCCGCTTTTTAAGTTCTTCAATGCAATCATCAACAGCTTTGTTGTAGCCGAATTTATAGCCAGATCTATACACATTTTCCGATATTCCATCATTTGTCCTGTACGCTTTCAGTTCCTCTAACCATTCAGCCAAATGTTTGTTATCGTCTGAAATTCTAAGACAATCCAAACCATAGTACGGACTTCTTGCTTTTAGTGTTAAATTTAGCTTATGATTGTTTTTGAAAATGTTTTCATTATCTCTAGCTCTTTGTATCGCTTCATCAATCGTCATTATTACCGCTCCTTTATTTTTTCTTCTTGCAATATGCTGCTCCAAACTTAGATTTGCCAACATATTCGTAACAATCAACACATTTCCATTTACCACTCTTTTTCGGTGTATCTGAACATCCATAGTATCTATGATTTTCGTTCGGATAATCGTTCCAACAATGGCAATCATACCCTTTATTCGTCTGTTCCACTATGCATCAACTCCATAAACTTCTCATACTGTTTCTGCGACACTTTATTGTTTACCTTATCTTCTCTTAATTCGATTTTTAGGTGCTTTTCTGCAATGTTGGATAATTCCATAGCCAAGACCTTTTTACCTTGCTGTATGCCCTGCATATAGCCTTTAGGTGCCTTTCTCTCGCCTATTGAACCGTTTGCACGATTTTCTCCTTGACCGCCTAAACTGACGTTCCTAAGCTGATAACCTTTATCGGCGTATAATCGGATATACTTCTTTTCCGCTTCGTCAAGTTGTGAAGCCGGAAGATTCATAAATTCAACTCGCCAACCATAAGGGTTCTTCTCTGCATCGTACAATCCGTGCGATCTAATACTTAAATCTATGTGTTGCTGATAACCGGATAAATGACTTGCCAATCTGCTGATTACATGTACCGCCTGCCCGATGTACGCAAACTTGAATCCGTTTTCATCCTCTCGAAGCAAGAAATATATACCGCTCTTGTCATTCAACTTAGGATTCACTTTGAGAAGCCTGTCTTTGTTCTTCTTCTCAACTGCAAACACCTGTCTGTAATTTGTAGCCACTTATGCATCACACTCCTTTAAGTCGCTTGCAATCTGATCTAAATCAGATACAATCTGTGCAAAGCAATCCGTTGGGTTCTCGCTCACAAGGTCTTTAATCGCCTGTACAACGTCGTCCACGCCTTGATTGTACTGATTCTGTTCGTCAGTATCTGCAATATCGCTTTCTTCTCGATATCTAATAATGTAATCACAAGTGCCATCCGTATACATTCTCATGGGTTTTACATCGCAAAACTTTTTAATTTCTCTGAATGATTCAAAAGAAAAGATTCCTCTATATATAAAACTTGACGGATATACGGCTTTTGCACCTGCAATAATTCCATCTGAAATCATTTTTCACTCTCCTTTATCCCTACCGCCCACCACTTATCAACTTCTACTTAAACGGTAAATCGTTACCTGTCAATCCTGTTGGAATATCCATAAATCCAGCATCAGAAGGCATCGGCTTCGGCGCATCCTGTGTGTTGCCGCCCTGTCTACTTTCACAAAATTCGTGTTCTTCGACAACAACCTCTGTTGTATAAACCTTGTTGCCATCTTTATTTGTGTAGCTGCCTGTCTGAATACGACCTACAATCGCAATCTTTGTACCCTGCTTCAAATACTTTTCTGCAAACTCGGCGTTCTTTCCGAAAGCAATGCAGCTAATAAAATCTGCGTTCTGTTCGTTCCCGGAATTATCTTTTCTCTGAAATCTGCGGTCAACCGCAAGATTGTATCTAGCGATTGCTAAAGGCTCTGCCGATTGTGTGTATCTGATTTCCGGGTCACGGGTCAATCGACCCATCAAAATTACTTTGTTCATGTTTAATACCTCCTAAAATGTTAAATCATCATATTCATTGCCTTTAACGATGAAATCCTCTGCATACGTCATTTCGTATGAAATGCCTGTCTCTTTGCACTTAAACTCAAAACACGCTGCACTTGCAATCCACCGGCACACATACCGATTGCCGTTCTTATCTTCGCAAATATCGTGTTCATAGATAAGCTCTCCATCGGTGTCTCTGCATCCGGTGCATCGGCAAATCGTATCTTTGTCAATGATGTGCGCCATATCCATGAGAAGCTCCTTTGCAGACCGCATACATGCTCCCTCTGATTTCTCGATAATGAATACAAAATTGTCTTTCCAATCCTGTATCACAATTCCGCCATATACCCATTCTTTAGTGTCTGCATCAATGGCTTTGCACTGCATAGCATCCTGTTTCATTCCCATTTCATACATCCTTTCACACCAACAATCTTGGCAATAATCTTCATCACCATCGTGTATAAACTCCTTTGTATCGGTTGTTGTATCTCCGCATCTGTCACACTCAAATACGTAATAGTCATTCTGCCTACCGCAGTTAATGCATCCTTGCGGGCATCCAACGCAATCATTTTCTTTCCATCTGCTCATCATTCCACCGCCTTGTCCTGAATAATCTTGCCCGGCTTAATGCGTGTAAGAAGTCCAAGCTCCAATCCGTTGTGCGGTCTCCACAGATGCAAACAATTTTCAAGCATGTTGACGTACTCGCTCTTTTTCGGCATGATCTGATATGCTTCCTCTTCATCGTTGAAAAACGCATCCTTCAACTCGCACATTGCATACCAATCCGGCAATCGACCGTTATACGTGCAGAAACTTACGTGTTCATAACCTCTTTCGTTGTTTGAAAAAACAACGCTGCCCTTGTACTTTCCAACTGTGATTTCTGCGCTATACGTATTGATGTCGATTTTCTTTACATATGGCAATGATTTCTTAATATCTTCAATATCTTTCATCCTGTCATTCCTTTTTATTCTCTGTAACCGTCGTATATTTCAATAAACGGTTCTTTCGTTCCGATGAAATCTTCTCCGACAACAATCTCGCCTGAAAGTTTTGCAAATTCCATAAGCTCTTCTGCGCTTTCAACTTCGACATAAGCATCGCCATCCACAATTTCAACCTTATCCTTTAACTGTGGATATTTTATTAAAATAGGTTCTGCGTCAATAATCGACGTTGTTATCAATCTAAATCTCATTTAATACTCCTTTCTAAAACGGACACTCATTCGGATTCCGTAGCAACCATTCTTCGCCTGCCTCTGCAACATCCACATTCACGTTTGAAACAGTTTTTTTCATCTTCTCAATGAATAAATCCTTATCAGCATTATTCTTCGATAAATGGCACATAATCACATTTTGCAAATCCTTTGAATTGTTCGCTTTCACAAAATCGCAAGCGGTGTCAATGCTCATGTGGCCCCGGTATACGTGATTTACCTTTGCAGAATCTTCATTGTCGATTAAATCCTTGTCATAGTTCACGCCTAATAGAATATGATTTATGCCTTTGAATCGCCATTTTATCAATTCTGTGTCGGTCGCATAAATCATTCTCCCCATTTCCTTGTGAGTTATCAGAAAGCCATATATCGGACAAGGTTCGCCATCTGCATTTGTATGCGTCCAGCTTCCGTCTATCGTTGTTAGGTCAAATGTTCTTACAGTAAAATAAGAATTTGCGAGAAACTGGTTCATAAGCAAGGTTTCGTATGGCTTGCATACTGGTATTCCCATAGCTTCAAAATCTTTTACCGATTTGCTATGGTCAAGGTGTTTATGGGTGCATAACACACCCACAACATCTTTGACATTCCAATTCAATCCTTTTTTGATCTCCTTGATCGGTATTCCGCAATCAAGGATAAGTGTTTCTCCGCTTTCGGAAGTTAAGGTGTAGCAATTACCTGTACTTCCTGTTGCAATACATTTAAACTTCATAAGCTACCTTGCCTTTTCTAGTGCGATTAATGAATTCCCACACGTAATCCTGTCTTCGTCCTCTTCCTTAGACGGAACAAAGACAATTACATCCCAACCATCATTAACAAGTGGCTGTTCAAACTGCTCATACACATCAAAGTCATGTATGATTTCATATCCTTCGTCTACAGCTTCTACAGTTTCATGAATTGGCGTCATCTTTACGATGCATTTTTCTTTGTCAAAATACTTGTTCATTAAATCAACATCAAGGTTGCTCTTAGAAGTAACTGCAAAATTTAATGTATATTTTCTCTTCTTCGGCATCGGAAGTTCTTTGATAATGTCGCCAATTTCCTGCAATGATAATGATTTATTTCTGAACATTTCTTTTCTGTTATTTTCATCTAAAGTATTAATAGAAAACTGTAGACCGAATCCATCTTCTCCACCATATAAAAATCCAGTTGTTACCCATTTATGTAAAAACTCTTTAAGGTTTTTATTTGATTTTGGCATCATAGTAGATACTACAGGATGATATGTATCAAAGGTTACATCTGAATTTTCACTCATAAGCATTGTGGCAATATATTCAGCAGATGTAATTACGCTTGGATTGAAAGTAGGTTCTCCCATTCTTGCATAATGCACATTCAATCTTTGACCGTGTTTGATACCCGATAAAGCAACTCCTGACATAATCTCTGCAATTAGCTCTGGTAACGTAGCATTACCATTAAAACCAAGTTTAGGACAATCGCAAAAATTACAATTCATAGGGCAACCCTTTTGTGAAGATACAGTAACTACGAGCTTATCAGTAATATCTACAGGCTTATGTTCTACATTATCAATTCTCTTATCATATCCAAGAAATGATGCCTTGATATTATTCTCTTTTCCGTAGTCGCCAACATATAGATACTCTAAGTTCAAATCCGTATCAGTAACAATTTTACCTGTATGTGTTTCTGTAATTTTTCGCATTTATGAATTTCTCCTTTCTAAACAAGTTAACCTCATACTCACACCTCGATTTCATCATCCTGCGGAAAGCGAAAATACTCGCTTGTTACCTCTTTGAATTTTTCACTGCTTAAAAGACCAATAGTTTCTTGAAATGTATTTGTTGTGGCTGTGCAATGATAAAACTCATTATTGTTATATGCTTCTCTAAGCATTTCCATAGCCTTAACCGCTTTTTCCTCGGTGGAATATTCCGCTACAATGTCAATCTCCGTGTCTCCACATAATTGTATTTCTACGCAAGTATTCCCTTTTATGCAGCTTTCATGCAGAAAAACCAAACTGTTATCGTACGGAAAATCCATTGTTCCGTTCTGCGAAATTACTCTCATCCTTACTCTCCCTTCATAAACTCCGGCTCTGCCGATTCTTCACTCACGATTTCTGAATCTACAACATCCTCGTCAAAGTCAACGGAATTGGCGTTTTCTTCAATCTCGTTTTTTGAAATCTGATATACCTCATCCATTTCCATCTGCGCCTGTCGCGCCATAGGATCGTAATTCTTTGGATATTTTTTCGTCGCATTGTTGCACATTTTACGGACAATCATGCTTTCCGGCGTATCAAGCCATGCGCCGCTGATATATGGTCTTGCAATCTCGCATTTAAGCATTTCATCAACGGTTTTGCATGATCTAAGAGCATTAAGAATCTCTTCTTTTTTTGCCTTAATCTCCGATTTCTGTTTTTCCGTTGCTTTATATCTATCAGCACAAATTCCAAAAGTAACATTCATCAAGTTTTGCTTAACATGCGCCATAAGATTGATTTTTACGCTGTCGCGGTCTGCCGAAAGATATGTGATATTTCCATCATTCAACTTCACAGGATATACAACCCTGACAGCCTTATCTGACAAGAATTTTTCTTCCCATTCCGGTTCTGTAACTGTAAGTCCTTTGTGTTTTGGTGGGATATATACATCTCCTTCCTTAATTACCCAATATGGATATACCTGTTTTACATCCTTGCCATAATTAGCAAGCAATGAATCGTAGCCGCTGCCCTCGATTCCCATTTCTACCTGTTTCTGCCAAACATCCTTCCCTGTCTGAGGATCAGTTCCAACTTTTACATTTCGTAACTGAAAATAACACTCTCTTGGATATGCGCTTGCATTCAATTTAAGAGATGCACAACGCTTTACAATCCCTCTTAAATTGCTTGTGTCAAGGTTTCCCATACCGCTAATCTTTGGGTCGTTTTTGACAAGGTTGTAAATGCTTGTCATTGCTTCCATAGCGCACTCTTTTGAGTAATCATCCATCTTCATACCACAGGACTTATAATCTTCGATAATCAATCCTGTCATTGCATTGCTCCACTCACTTAACGAAGTGGTAAATGCTTTCTTCTCTGCAATCTGTGTATTCTCTGCCATATTACTTACCCTCCTAATCTTCTTTTACTTCCATTACTTCAACTTTTTGCGGTGCATATCCCTTCCAAAAATAATTTTTAACATTTTCAAAATTTTTGAGTGGCTCGCCTATTGGATACATCGAGCCTGTACTATCAATAAAACATCCGTCTTTAATCTCGTATATATGCCCGGTCATCATTGACGGAAAATAACCTTTTACAACAAAAATCTTTCCGTTGTAATACTCCTGCTTCGGATCCTGTTCTACAATCTCAATCATTTCATCATTGCACCAATATCCGTGATTCTTCACGCAATGACCGAAGCAATCATGGAATTTAGGTGATTCTTCGTCGAACTCAACCGCATAGTAAAGGTCATCCTGATTGCTCTTTTCGATGCACTCAATAGTTCCTGTTCTTCCACAAAAATTCCGTCCAAGCTCCATAGGATTCACAAGCTTCACTCTGTCTCCAGCCTTAAATTTACTCATACTCTCATTCCTCCATATCCTTAATAATCAGTTCCTTGTCGTCAGTTCTACGAATAACAATCAACTGTGTGTCAATCTCCGGTATTCTCCATGCATCCAGGGATTCCGTATCGTCAATAATGATTGGCATTTCCACGTCATTCTTACGCTGGAATGCACGACAAATATCAATCTCTGTAAGCAACTTTGCGCCGTGGTTCATGTTGCGGTTATATGGTTCTCCCTTATACACGAACTCACAGCACTCTTCTGTATCTCCGTTGATAAGCGGTCTGAATAACCGCACTTTGCAAAACTCCAAATACTGATTTACATTTTCCGAAAGAATCTCATTTTTCTTTCGGTCGAGTTTCTTCAATAAATCAAGGATTGATTCCTGATCGGCGATCTTCTGTTGCGTGTCTCTCTGCTGTTCACGAAGCTGTGATATCTGATTGTCAATATAATCATTGACCGATGACTTTCCGATTTTCTCCGTCACATCCAACAGATCATGTTGCAGTTTTTTAAGTTCCTCTTTCAAAGAATCGGTCAAATTTGAACCAATCGCTTCCTTATTATAAAGAGCTTCTTTTTCGTCCAATTCCAACTTGACTTTCTTGTATTCGGAAGTGTTCGTAATATCAACGCACACCGGCATACCATCTATACGATTGTTCAGCGAATCATATTCGATCTGTAAATCTGATACCTTCTTGCCAAGTCGCTGTATTTGCTTCTCTGTCTGTTCAATCTCTGCCTTGCAGCGTTCAAGTTCCGATTTCTCGAAGTTCCCACTTGCAACAATGTTGTCAAGTCTCTGTTTCTTTGTCTCTTCGTACCTCTCCCGGATTTCGTCGGCATTATCCAGCTCTCTATGGCAAGTAGGGCAGATTGTGTCATTCTCTCCGATTGTCTCTGTGTTGGTCCGCTTCCAATCTTCTGCATATTGCTCACGAAGAGCAACATGTCGCTTAAATTCCGATTCAAGGCTCTCTTTCTTGCGCAACAGATCATTTTTAATGTTCTTCTGTGCAATCAGTTCCTTATTCGCATCAAACGACTTCTGTGTAAGCTCCGCTCTCGTCTTGTCAAGGCTCTCATTTGCCTTATTCTGCAAGCCGGACAGTTCAAATTTAAGGTTCAAAATCTCCTGCCCTAAAGCATCATGCTCCGCCGATGCATCCTTGATTTTCCCGTTTACAACTTCGATTTTGGATTCAATGTCTGACTTCATCGACTGCAACTGTGACACATCAATATTCGTCTTTTGCTTCATCAATTCGTCGATACGTGGTGCATATTCATCTGCAATCTGTCTAAGTCCTTTAGACGATGATTTTCCGCGCGAACCATTCAGAGTACGATTGCAACGCTCTTTTAATTCCTTAATTGTTCCATCCGCAAGCATCGGCACTATAGAAGCGAACTGTTCATCTTCCTGTGCGATATCCAATGTCGTTTTATCTCCGAATGTCCTTTCCAGCACTGTTCTCTGATCTGCCGGTGACTTCTTCAACAACGATTGAGCATTCAAGCAATACTGTAGCTTGTCAGCATCTAAAAAACTATCTTCAAGGAACTCTGCGTAGTCCTTAACCTTTTTGGGAACGTCATTGATGTACGAATCCGTGATATTCCCAGCGAAATCTCCGTTCTTGTCGATTCTCTCTCTGAATACTTTTTTCAGTTCTTTCTCTTTTCCATCTAGCTCAAACGTAACTTCACACGTTGTCTCGATTCCAGAATAATCATTTCCGGATTCATCATGCGGCCGGATTCCTGTGATTTCCTTGCCGTTATCATCCCGGCAATTAAGAACATACTGCACAGCACGCTTGATAGTTGTCTTGCCGGATTCATTCACTCCACAAATCTCTGTTCTGTCTGCGATATCAGCATCAACAGTATTTGCACCGAAGAATTTACCGAAATTCTGCAAGAAAATATGCTTAATTCTTATTTTTTTCATCCTTTATCTCCTTTCTCATAATTTCATCGATTTCGTTAAACGTCAAATCGTTCGAAGCCTTGTAAAACCGATCTCTGAATTTTTCGTCTGTAATCGATCTGCCAAGAATCATTGACCCAATCAATCGTGTTGTAATCTCGGAATCTGTGCCGCCTCTTACCGCTCCTGCATATAACTTGAACATCGGAAAATCCTTAAATTCGTCTGCCAATGTATCAACCGATACGTCCTTCGTGTTCTCGACATACTCCGCTAATCCTTCCTCGAAAGAAACTTCCTCATTCACTTCATCTTCCGAGTGCAGATTTTTCAAATCGAACATATTCCTTACTTATCCCATTTCTTTTATTTCTCCCTTCCATTTTTCTATAAATTCTTAATGCCTTACTGATTTTGTCATAGTTCCAATATCCGTATGTCGCAAGTACCATGCCGATAATTAAGATAATCTTCGGAACCAACTGAAACTCATCCGTAATCGAATATGCGCCTGTGAGTGCCATAATGCTTCCAGCAACCACGTATGGATTTAATCTGCTCATCTTCTTGCCCTCCGAATATAATTATCTACGGTTACTCTTCTTCCTGTTTGCTTGTGAACTAGGAATAAATGAAAAGAAGTTTCTCTCCGCACCATCCATTCATCTACGTTATAGCCTTGCGAATGAACGATTTCTTTCTGCGTTCTTGTAAGTTTCTTGGGTTGCTTCACTCCACAATCTCCCTTCCTAAAAATTTATTCACAAAGTACAGCTGCCCTTTGCCAGAAACCTTAGTTGTGCGTGTAATTCTTACGCTTCCATCCGGGTTTTGCACGTTGCTTTCTTTCACTTCGAACAACCCCTGTTCGACATATCTCTGCATCGGCATGTTTCGTGATGAACCGCTCTTACACAGATACCCATTGTTCCGAAGCCACTCAAACAACCTCTTCTGCCCGATCTGATAACCATTCTGACAAATCAGTTTTGCCAAATCTCCGATAAGAATAGATGTCCGGCTTGTTGCCACCGCATCCGCAAATATCGCCTTTGGTTTCATCTGCTCAATTCTTGCCTGCTTCTGCTCGATAATCTTGTCTCTTTCGGCAATCTTGTTATGTGCCACAAGCAACGCCTTTGAAAGCAATTCATCGTCAGATAGTGTTTCTTGCCCGGCTATATATCCGCCATTCTTACGGATTGACGGAAGAACCTCTGACGTTACCCATTTGCGAAATTTCTTTGCGTTTGGTTTGTCGCTTCTTAATATAACTGCGTACAGACCGCTTTCTGTAATAAACCATGTTTCTCCTTGACGGGGTAAGTCTAACTTACACCGTTCGTCATCATCTAATCTCGCAGAGACAACACGGCTGTTTGAAAGTTCTAATGCCTTGCACACATCAGGCAAGCAAAACATAGGTTCATTATTCGCTAATACTGTTCGGATTTCTCCAAATTCTTCATTATTAAAAATCTGTAATTCGTTCATGTTTCTCCTTTCTTGTGTTATAATTCCCTTATCAAGCAAGGGAAGGTGGTGCAATATGGATAGTAGTTGTTCTGAAACATTTGCGACATACGAAACTGTCAGCAAAGGAACGTATGTGTGTATGCAATGTGGCGGAGAAAACCAAAGTGGAATTATCACCATAAAGCATAGCGGCGAAATGTTGCCAGAATGCAAAGAGTGCGGATATACTACATGGCTTAAAGTAATGTAGGATTTTTGAACACTCTTTTTTCTTCTGCGAGCGTTTGGTCTGTAACCGCCAAGTTATCATCAACCAAATGCTCAACGAGGAACGTTCTTTTTACAACTCTTGTTCCATTTCCACATACTTGTGAAATGTGCAGATACATCTTTCCATCCTTGCAAAACGGAACAGCAAACATACTGTTAAGAAATTTCCACTTCACAAAATGCTTGTTAAAAAATGCAACTGCTCGATTTTTAACCTTGCTCACCAAATAGCCTCCTTCTTGTAACTTTTTAAGTTACTCTTTAGCAAAAAAAATATCCATCGGATTTGAAATGTTCAGCCTGTCTATCATAATCTGAATTTCGTCGCTTCCAAAAACGCCCTTCTGCATTCTGCTGTAAAATGTCTTTGGAGTTATCCCAATCATATTCGCAACATCTGCCTGCGTCTTTCCGTTTTCTGCTATGATTCCTCTAAGTTTTTTTGCGTTTACCATGTCTTATTGTCTCCTTCCTAACCTTCGTGGTAACTTTTTAGGTTACTATCATTATACAACATTTTTGTAACTTGTCAAGTTATTTTTTTCTTGACCTGTAACTTTTTTGTGTTATAATTGAATTACAAACAAAGGAAGGAGGATATACAAATGACAATAGGAGAAAGAATAAAAATGGCAAGGGAGAAAAACGGAATAGCGCAAACCGATCTCGCAATAAAGATCGGAGTAAGCAAACAGACATTATTCAAATATGAAAATGGAATTGTAACGAATATCCCAAGCGATAAGATTGAGGAGATCGCAAAAATCACTCATGTTTCTCCTGCTTACATCATGGGATGGGAAGATAATCTTAATAATGCAGATACAGATATTATAGCCGACATTTATTCTGATATGAATATGTTGGAAAGCGTAAAAAAACTTATAACTTTATCTAAAGAGCATAAGCAAACGATTTATGACAATATAGATTATCTTTACGAGAAAGAGGGGCACTAGATGCCCCATTTCTTTTTGAACGATTGAATCATTGAATATAAAAATTTTAGGAAAACTTCGTTTTCACATTTTGATATTTCTTCAACAACCTTTTCTTTGTAGCTACTCCCCATAGAAATGCCTCCTTTCTTGACAATTATACCACCGCTCTTATTTACAAAACAGACTGTTTTTGTCGTCAAACTTATAATATAATCGTCCATTATCGACAATCGGTAAAATTAGTGCTATAATGTGAAGAAATAAATACATGGAGGGATTTTTATGGATAACAACATGAACTATCAACAATTTCAACAACCAATCAAAAAGAAAAGGAATCCAATAGCAATAGTTTTAATTATTGTTTTGGCTTGCGGGAATATTGCTTTAGGAACTATTCTTTTCCTTAGCAATCAAAAATTAAATGACAAAATTGACGAGAAACAATCATCATGTGACAGCATTCAAAAACAATATGACAATTTGCTTTCCGAAAATCTTCAATTAGATACCGATTATGAAAAATTAAAAGAAGAAAACGAAGAATTGCAGGCTCAAATCGAAGAATTGACAAACCCAAAAACAGATTTAGAAGAATCAGAAGAAGCCGGGGAACTGTCTGACGAACTGAACACGTTTGTAAATTCAAATATGGAAGATGTCAGCATGTTTAGGTCGGACGTATCTTATGATGAAGTTGCAAGACATCCAAATGACTATGACGGGGAATTGTTGACATTTAGTGGAGAAGTAGCCCAGGTTATCGAGGGCGACGGAACAACAGAATTAAGAATTGCTGTCGATGGAGATTATGACGACATAATTTATGGAATTTACGATAACAGAATTTTAGATTCAAGATTACTTGAAGATGATAAAATACAGTTTTACGGAGAATCTTGCGGAATAATTAGTTATCAAAGCACTCTTGGAGCTACAATATCAATTCCGTCAATGTCAATTTATAAGATTGTAATAAAATAAAAAATAAGGCAGAGGTTTTTATCTCTGCCTTTGCTTTTACATATAGGGCGATAGCACTTAACTACCGCCCCGACCAGAATATTGAGGGGGATTCTGGTGTTCCTATTGGGAACATATTTATAATAGCACTATAACTTTGATATTTCTATCGAAATCGTGCGTCAAAGTTCGACATCTATTGACTTAGTGAATAAGAGACATAAATGTGTTATATCCAACAATTCCATCAACCGTAAGCTGATAGTCTCTTTGATACTGTTTTACAGCAGATTCAAGGTTAGAACCGAATATACCCGGACATTCAAGTTGACAATTATAGCCTTTAAGCATCAATAGAATTTGAACCGCAGTAACCATATACTGTTTTTCTCCACGCTTGACATAATGGCTTCCAAGAGATGTCTTAGAACCATTCCCCCAGATGCCATCAACAGCAATTTCTTTCTTGTAATCAAGATTGATTGCTGTCTGCAAAACCTTAATTCCGGCTTTAATTGTGTTTGTTCCGCGTATTCCGTCGACTACAATGTTAGCACCGGCAAAATTATTAGCGTGTGTCTGTCCGTTACGCACGATCGCATCTTTTCCCGGCACATTTGGAACTGGATTATTTTCCGGCTTGCTGACGTCAGCAGAAACAGAACAATTTGTAATATAGTCAAACGGATAATTCTTGCCCGGACACGCTGTCAAACCGACATCTCTGTGTCTAACAACTGTTGTGATTTTATATTTGTTCTTTAAGTAAGCGACAAGCTCCTTAATCGAATTTTTCTGTGCATCTGACATTGTTTCGTTCTCGAAGTTTCCTTCTGCGCAAATTCCGATTGAATTATAGTTAGAACCAGAAGCGTGCGCACCGATTGCGTATTCAGGACGTCCTCGATAGATTTTACCATCCTTGCGAACATAAAAGTGATATCCGATTCCAGACCATCCTTTAGCTCTGTGTACGTTGTGAACAGCTTCAACAGAGCCATTCATCGCCGCATGGTGAAGAATAATTCTCTTTGTGCTTGATCTCTTTGATAAAGTTCCGAATTTTAAGTTTGTTTCAATAATGTTCATGGTTATTTACCTCTTAAAAATAAACATCAAAACAAGACCTACATATTCCATTAGGTCTAAAAAATATATAAAGCCATTAGGCGATATATCGTTATGCTACTCCTTTATGTTCGATACTAGCACCTTGTAAAATTCTCCTAAAAAGTTTTTTAGGAATTATTATACGCCTGCTTGTCAAGCCCCGGTCAAAATAAACTAAACTCGAATAAACAAGACAAAAACTGTTATACCTATAATGTCAAATATATGGAGTTTTTATCAATGCAAAACCGATCTGAAATTAAATGGAAAATATCGGATACCGAATCTTACTTAGTACAATTCCTAAATGATGGACATATAGGATATTTTCATAGTCAAGATGGAGAGCAAAATTGGCAAACAATATTTACTAAATAATTCAGCGGTATTTTCGTCAGTTTATCCAACTAAATAACATACACATAATGTAAAAGTTGTTGGGTTATTTCGAGAAAATACAACCCTTATATTTGTTGCACTTGTGTTATAAAATCTTGTAGCACACAATGGAGCATTACCAGAACATGTTCCAACATATGCACTAATGATTTTGGCATTGTTTGGTATTCCAATATCACTATAAGATGTGTCCCAAGCATACATTCCCCACCATTCTGTCAACGATGTAATTGTATATGTTTTGCTAGAAATTTTGATGTCTGTGTTTGATAATTTAGTACCTATATTCGAGTTTAATGTACTTAGCGCACCTGTCACAGTACCATCGCCAAGCGTTGATATATCTGTTGTTCCCATCTTTGATAGCAACCATCTTACATTTTTGAAGATAGTAGAAACTTTGCTAAAAATCGAAGCATGTGTTTCTCCACTTGTCAGCAATGCTGGTGCCGTAGAATCGCCTGTTGTTGAATCGTTCGATGTGAATGTTGTAACATTGGATTCGCTGTTACCATTGGTCGCTAAAGCTCCGATATTTTCGCATGTGATATTGACGTTTCCGCGTCTAAAATTTGTTTCATTTGCTCCCTTAACACCTGTTACCGGACTTCCGGCTAAGACATCCCATTTACCGGCTTCTGTCTTGTAAACATTGCTTCCTGCCGGTTCTGTAATTCCCGAACCTTCAACAAAATCAGAAGTTGTTACAAACTCATCGGATATATTATACATATCACCGGCAGATGCAGAGCCAACAGACGGAAGATTTGCGAACGATACAGTTCCCATCGGTCGCAATGCACCGCTGAATGATTCAGAGATAGCTTTTGCCTGTTCATAATACTTCTTTGCATTAGCTTCGGAAGTAGCGGCGTTAGACGCACTTGTAGATGCCGCCACCGCTTTAGATGTGGCTGTTGAAGCACTATTGCCTGCCGCTGTTGCACTTTGGGCTGCTTTACTCGCCTTTGTGCTTGCCGTAGATTCGCTTGTAGCGGCGGATGATGCACTCTTGCTTGCATTACTCTCTGACGTTGCAGATTTGGTTGCAGATGCACTTGCTGATGATGCACTTGTAGCCGCTTCACTCGCCTTAGTGCTTGCAGTACTAGCCGAATTAGCAGATGCAGATGCACTCTTGCTTGCCTGTTCACTGTAATATTTAGAGTTATCGGTATCTTCGCCATCACGAACACCTGAACCGCCGATAGCGTATGATTGTGATAACTTGGCATTGTCGTATGCAGAATTACTACTTGTCGTTGCTGAATTTGCCATGTTTGTCGCTTTGGCTGATTGTTCTGTTATCTTAGCAAGATAGCCTGTTTCAAGCATCGCATCAGTAATTGAACCATTCTTAATAAATGCAGAAATAGCTCCTGTTTTATCGTTAATCGAAAATGCAATTGTCGAAGAATCCTCGATCTCGTATTGTGTAACAAGTGCAGACATATCAACATATTGTTTAGAACCATCTGTTAACGTAAGAACAAGTCTCTGATTTACATAATCGTAAGAAAAATTCACAGCAATTTTTTCTAGGTTTGTATCATAATCTACATGTGAACCGTTCTTGTACGTTACAGTAATAACGCCTGTATTACTATTTAATGACACATCTGCAACCATGTCATTTACGACTTGCATATCTGCCTTAACGGTGTCAAGCGTTATTATTCTATCATCTAGCTTGTCGATTGCACTATCGCCAGCATTGAGGTTTGTTGCGTTCAATGGTGTGTTTGTGCTTGGTCGATTCAACCAATTTATTCTATTGAATATCTTACTCCATCCTTGTGACATTGCTATCTACCTCCTAACTTCTTCTCTAACTCTGCAATTCTTTCGTTTTGCGATTGCACCGTTGCTACAAGGTCGGCAATCAATTCCTCATATCGAATTGCCTTACCTCCATTTTCCCCGGTGTCAATATTTGCGTCGCAGTAAACTCCCCAATCGCTCTGCATAGAATCGTGAAGCTCCTGTGCGATAAATCCATGATGCAAGCGATCGGATGTGCCATCTTTATACTTGTATTCAACAGGATTCAAGGCATAAATAAAGTCACTAGATTTGTGTGTGTCTAGTGACTGAATATTTATCTTGATGCTTTTGTCTGAGGAAATAACCGGCGAAGATCCCAAATATGCAGTTCCGTTCGTAAAGAAACCAGCCGTTTCCACTTTAGCATAATCTCCGGTTTTTGGGTATCCATCTTCATATACTCCAACGCTCGTCGGTGTAATTATCGTGTGCCTTAATTTTGCTCCAAGAATAGATATTAACTCCTGCATAATTAAATAACCGACATTGTCTTCATATCCTTCTGCTGACAATCTCATTTCTGAATACTTTTGTCCATTGTAATAAAATTCACTCTTAAATGTTTTTGCATTGATGTCGCCTTCGATGTTTGCGTCATTGCAAGTCATTTTTCCTTCTTTTGTAACGCTGAAATTATCAGAAGTTATTGCAATATTCTTACCTGTAAGATTGATTGTTCCTCCGGACAGAAGATTGATTACATCACTTGCAGACAGATTTATATTATCTGCGTCAACCTTAAATTCTGTTCCGCTTCCTGTATCTCCGATAAGCGATACTTGAACAATTTTGCCTGTTGCAGAATCCACGCGTAAGACAATTTGCTGTTCAGTTTGTTCAATTCTTGTAGACAGTTCGCTTTCTGCGTCCGTTGCTCTTTTTACTTCCGAGTCCAAACCCTTCTCTGTGACTTGTACGGATGTTTTAACTCTTTCTGTTGTCTTATTTAGACGTTGAAGTTGTGCGGTCACACCGTTCATATCGTTTTCAAGCATTTCTTTACCTTTACAGATATAAGCATCTCGAAGCGCCTTAATTCCTGTTAAATCACGTTGAAAAACGTATGCTTCAAAACCATATCCATTGACTTCTCCGCTTATAAAATCTCCACATTCAACGTATGGTTGACCTTTTATCTTTGACGAATTGATTGGTCGGTAAGATATAGACGAAATCTTACTCAACAAAGCATTCGCAAGTGCTGTAATCGTTTCGTGTGTCTGCCCAATAATCACGAAGTTATCTTGCACGTAATAAGGATTTTGATTGTACTCTGTCAATACCTGTGCGCCCTCTGAATCCACGATTATTACTCCGTCGATATTTGATGTGAAAAAGTCCTCAACAAGCGGATGCTCATACATAAGTGACGTAGAAATATTGAATGAATTTTCACTATCTCCACTTCCGGCAGATGGGTATAAGTCGTTTGCCGGGAATAAATCATCAGCCGGCAACAACATAGAAGATTCAAGTGACAAATAATCAAGCTTGCCATATCTATCCATCCGACCAAACACACCGCTGATTTCGCATATCTGTTTCATTAACGAAAGTCCGTTGATTCCGTTTGACGAATCAAGCTCTTTGGTAAGCATTACATTATCTGCAATCAGCGTGACATCGTTCTGCTCCACTCCGACATAATTGCAAAGGCTATCCCTAAAATTCTTAACGCTGATAGGAAATGTAAGGCTGTCATACCAATCTTTAACATCAACATCGAAATACCGCATTTTATCGTATGCGGTCAGTTTCTTATAGTCTTTGCCAGCATATTTCTCAATCGTTTCCACGTAGAACACGCCCAACGGAATCTCCGTTTTGTTAGTGATAAGCACAGGTTCGATTTCATATCCTTTAATTCCACTATTCAGATTGAATACCGTCAATTCAAAGCTAGATGCATTACAACCGCCAAATTTAAGCTGTTCTTCTTCACAAATTGATTCGTGCAATGTCATTTGTTCCGATAGCACATCCGAACCCTTGATAGTTGGAAATGCATTATCTTTGAATCTCACTTCCAATTCAATCGGTGTGCCATCTTCGATATATAATTTTTTAATCTCTTCCGAAATCTTAATCATACTGTTTTCACTCCATAAGAAATCCATGCCATTCTTGTTGATAGATACTTGATTTCCTTTTCATCAGCAAAGTACATAGTTGGTTCAAAATCAGCCATGTACATATCACTTGTCACATACTTATTTAATTCAGGCACATATACTTCAACACTTGCTTTTTTCTCAACTGCATTTGTATAGTTGGCTTGAATATTCGCAAAAATGCTTGACACCTGCGTATTATCAAGCATATTTCGTGTCTCAAATTCAACTTTCGGTGCAGTATTTTCCAAAGCCGTTCTATGTAAAATTCCATTTACATCACGCGCTGAATCCAAGTCTTGTCCGTAGTTTGTTGCCTTATATGTTTCAGCCTTAATCATTGAAAGCGGAAATATGTAATTGCCAATCTTAATTAAATAGCCTTTATATGCCATCTAACCACCTCACATAAAAAGGGCAGACACATTTACGTGCCTACCCTATAAATTCTTAATATAACAATGGGTTTGTTCCTGTTCGGTTATACGCTTGTCGGTTTGATCGCTTCACGCTTTCGAATATATCGTTTGATGATATTCCTGTATCTTTCGCAAGCAACTGTCTAAGCAATTCGTTCTGTTCGCGCAATAGCCGGTTCTGATCTGCCTGTGACATCGACATTCCATCTACGATGCCACTTGCAATGTCTGTTGACATCCGACCTGTGTCAATAACTGTCGATGTGCTTGTTGCCACATCTGTGTTGATTGATGATGCAATATCCGCTGACATATCCGCCAAGTCTTGCAATGGATCCGTAAACTGCAAAGATGTGTTGAATGCAGATGTCAAATCCGTAGCCATTCCGCTTGCATCACTTAACAACTTAGGCATGGCACTTTCCATACCTAAACCGATGCCGGGTGGCAAGAATTGACCGATTTCTTTATTCCATAATCGAGACGGAGAATGAATACCAAACGCACGTTTTAATGCGGATGTCAATCCTCTTGCAAGTGAAACTATGCCTCCAATAAGTCCATATTGTCCTCGACTATTCCACTTGTCAGACAATCCAATTCTAAGTCCATCTACAAGATTCGAGCCGGCTACCCCCCAAGGACTTTTTTCATCTTCTACTTTTTTCTTTGCTTTCCATAAATTTGAACCGGTGTCAGATATAACTCCGCCCCATTGATTATTTGCTCCACCGCGAAGTCCGGCTAAAGCACCGACAAATGCGTTAGTAACGTTCTTACCGCCGCTTGATGAATCCGCTTTCATCTTGGCAAATTTCTGTGCCATATCGGATGCCATACCATTAAGAGTTGTGCCAGAACTGTTCTTCATTCCTGTTAAAGCATTAATCACAGACAACGACATACCATTAGCTGAGCTTGTAGCATTTTTACTCATAACAGAAAAATTGGTTGTAGAATTTCCTGCCATTCCTTGAATACTTGTTACAACCGATCCAGCCATTCCTTGTACGCTTGATGTCGTATTCTGTGACATATTTTTGACACTGTTAGATGCGCTATTGTTCATGTTGTTGTAGTCGGAAACTACACTATTTTTAGTCTGCTTAACAAGCGACGTTATTTGATTTTTCCCATTTGCAACAGAAGCTCCAACATTGGCTAATCCGTTTTTAGTCTTTTCATCAGCATCTTTCCCCGTTTGTTCCACATATCCAGGAATCAATTTTAAAAATCCGTTGAATTTTTCAGTCATCTTCCATGAAGCTTTTTCGATTGCTTCACTCAAATGTTCAAATGTATCGCTTCCTGTTTTCCCTGTCTTTTTGAGTGGTTTCTCTCCTTGAGCTACTGTCTTCCACACTCTTTGCACTGATGGTGGCAATTTTTCAATTTGTTCGTTAGCATTTTCTATCGCTTTTTTTCTGTTTTCGATTTCTGTTGCCCAATCAGTTTCTCCTTCTTTTACTGTCTGATATAATCCGGCAAGTGCTTTAAACGGAGTATCATATTCTTTGTAATATGAAGCCAATTCGCTGTCTCCAAGTGATTCTGCAAGAGATGCAAGACCTGTATTTACTTGTTTCCCGATCAATTCTCCAAGTCCAAGACCTGCAGCAATGGCAATTCCTATTTGCCCCAAAGAAGCTGTTGCGGTGCTTGTCTTAAAGTAAGCCGCCATTCCGCTAAGCAAACCACCGCCTGCCGCATTTCCTACGGAAGAAGATGCAAAATGAGTAACTATCGCATTTGTGATTGCATTTTTTGCAGCCGATGTAAGATTGACAGCAGTAATCGCAACGCCAAGAGAAGCAATCGTAAGGCCAATCGCCTTTGCAATGTTTACATTTCCCTCTTTGTCTACAAGCCACTTTGCAACCAAGTCTGCAAACTTACTGAACGATGTATTTTCGTATAACCAATTTCCAACTTTGAAACCAACTACTGCGGTTGTAATTGAGATAGAAATTGCTTTGCTAATAGGAATGGTTTTATCGCCAATTCCTGTTGATATTTCCTTTGCAAGCAAATTCTTTAACACACCTGCGGCTATTTCTTTACCGCCATGCATCCACTTAAAAGCACCGATGGCAATTACAACTGTGTCAAGGTCTAATTCGGTAAGGAAGTCAACACCACCCTTTAATACATCCGACCAAGATATATTTTTAAGTGCTGTGAATACTGTATCTTCGATTCCGTCTACCCAACCATTGATAGCTTTTGCAAACTTCTTAAAATCAAAGTTTTGGAAAAATCCGTTTATTCCGGATGCAATAGACAACCCAAGATCGTCAAAATCAAAGTTGTCTGTAAAACTAAGCGATGCAGTAATTGCAGTATTTAATGAATTTGCAATAGTTTTTCCTGTTGCATAGAAAAGCTGTGGAGATATAAGACCTGTTAAAAAGTCTGCCAATCCTTTTCCAAAATTCTCCGCACCCTTGTAAGCACTATCCCAATCAATGCTTTCAAGTTCTTTCGTCAGATTTATTCCGATGTATTCTCCGAGTCCTCTAAGGTTAGAAATGGCACTCTTGTAAAGTCCGTCTGTCTCTGTGACGTTAAACTTCATTCCACCACTTGAGCCACCGGAAGATGCGCCGCCACTACCACCAGAGCCACCACTACCGACGGAACTATCATTAGGCGTATTCAGTACATTCAGTTCATCAAAGCCTTGTAACTGTTGCTTTAACTTCTTGGCATTATCAGCCGCTTTTCCTGTTCCGGATGCAAGATCGTCCGCACCTGTTGCCGCATTCTCGAAATCATCTGCAAGCGCACCACGCTGGATTTCCAATTTCCATCCAAATATTGCTCCTAAAGCGTTGACTATATTCTCTGAAAAATTGATAACCGCATCCAAGCCTTTATTAAGTGCTTGAAGCAAAGGCTTTAACATGTTGATGCCGGCATTACCCCAAATAGCACCAAGTCGCTTGAAATTCTCTCCAAGTAAACGCACTTGGTTATTCCATGTATCGGCGGTTCTTGCGAAGTCTCCCTGTGCCATCGTGGTCTGCGACATGACGTACTGATACCGTAACATCGTCTTTTCAGCCTGTGACATTGAATCAATGTTTGCGTTCATGCCATTATTCAACGCCCATTGCTTCAACGTAGCCTGTGTAAGATCAAGACCATATTTACGAAGTGGAACTACCATTCCGGTATATACCGCTTGTAAATCTTCCGCAACGTCGGCTTGCGACTTATCATAGAACGATGCAATATCGCCAGCCAGCTTTGTAAGATTCAGAGACACATCTGCCATATCATCAGATGCTTGTACATAACCATCCGTGGACTTTGCAAGGAAGTTGTTTGCATCGCCTACTTGCTTAGCAGTAATACCCATTGCAAGACCCATTGATTGATATGTTGATGCATATTTCTTGAATGACAATTCGGACATTCCAAGCGTATAAATCGCATTCTTAGCCTGTTCTTCGACTTTGTACATAGACGGTCCAAAACTGTGACTTACGACATTTTGAACCTCTGTCAAAGCACCGCTTATATCTATTGCTTTACGGAATAAACCTAATGCTCTGAACAACATCCAATACGTTGCATATACCTTACCGATTGCAGACGCAAGGTTAAACGAATGCTTTGATGCTTTTCTTGCGGAATTCCCCCAGCTGTTTAACGATGATGTAAGTCCGCGTGTCACACTTCCGACACGATTTCCATTAGACGCAAGCTGTCCGATTGCCTGTGTCATTTGGATAATATTCGCATTAACTGTCGGTGCAGTAGACATTGTTTGCATGAACCGCTTCAATGCTTCTGCGAGTGCATCAAGGTTTGCGGCGGTCTGTGCAGTTCTGTTTCCAGCAGATGCAAGAAGTCCTAACGCCGATGCAAACTGTATTGTATTCTCTGATACAACGCCAGCCTTTGACAACGAATTTATAAGTCTTTTAAGGTTTGCACCTAAAAGCGGTAATGCTGTGCTTGTTGCCTGTGCATTTGCTCCGGCACTTGCTAATCTCGACACCGCATTTACAACTTGGATTGTGTTACTTGCAACACTTTTAGAATTACTTAGCGCGGATGTAAGTTGATTTATGTTCGCCCCTAACTGTGCAAAATTCACGGAGTTAAGACCTCTCACATTTGAATTTGACAACCTTGTAATTGAATTTATAAAATTCACAAGACCTTTGTTGTCAAAATTTAAACCGCTAAGCGTTGCAATTCCACTTGCAAGCGGTGTCAACGTGCTTGATAACTGCGATAGCTTTGTTCCATCCACCGCTTCAAATTTCTGTATTCCTTTGGCAATTCTCGTAAAATCGGACAGTTTCACGCCTTGGAAACTCTGCATTGCGCCACTAAGGATATTCACACCACTAGCAAGCTTTTGAAGACCTTTTGTGTCTACACCACCAAGAGATTTAGACAGAACACCCAATTTATTTATGAGTTTGTCAATCTCACTATTTGCTTTTTGTGCTTCCGCTCCGATTTTTATTTGAAGGCTGTCAATATCTGTTGCCACGATTCCACCAACTTTCTGTCACATAGTAAAAAAGACGGTGCGAATTATGCACCGTCTGTAATCTTTTTAAGTCTTTGCTTCTCTTTCCTTAAATTAAAATTCTCACGCATAGTAGCCATCTTTAGAGCAAATTCCTTACGAAGTCGCTCTACTCGTTCTTCTTCGGTTTCTATGCGACTTAAGAATTGTTCTTCGTAGTATTTTCCTTTTGGATTTTTAGCGAAGTTTGCTTCTATCGCAACCGCTACTGCTTGCATCGTATATCGCCCATTCAACCAATTCATGTAGTCAATTTGCTGGATTTTTTTAATATATCCGTCTTTTACATATTCTAGTTCTTTAGGGTTCATATGCTTAAAATCCTCATAGGATATTCCCATCGCATATGCAGATGGGAAAAAACCCTTCCATATTACTTCGTGGATGCTTTTGAAGTTGGCTTCTTGTGATCCTGCGGAACCACCTTTGGATTCTCCTGTTCCTCCGGATTCAGCGACCGATTCATTGTCTCGATCATTTTGTCGATTCCGCTCATCAAGAAAAAACCATCATCCTCCATGCATGGATATACGACGTCGTTGTAAACGTCTGTGAACGACAGCTTTTCCTTCTCCATATATTTCTTTAACAAAGTTTTAGCTTCATCCTCTGACACCGGATTGTTTGCAAGCATACCAGCGTAGAACGCCAATGCGCAAATCTTAGGGATTGTTGCAAGCATCTGTGAAGAACTGTCAAGCATTGCAACCACAAGTTCGTTGCCAGCTTGCATAGATCGCACTGCATATGTACCAGACTTAATCTCGAACATCTTCTGAACCAAGTCTCCAACCTCGACAGATTCAAAGCCAAACTTTAACTTATATTCCTTGTTATCAACTGTAATTGTTTTCATATTTTAATACCTTTTACCTTTCCTCCTATGTTTTTCACATAGGAAAGGGGCAGACCGAAGTCCGCCCTTTCTGTGCAATAATTATATTATTCAGCAAAATATGATGAATAATCGTCGGCTGTTTTATCACTATTGCCAGCTACAACAGCCTTTGCTTTATTTGTCTGTAACTGGCTTATCATTCCCCCGCTGGTTGAATTGCTACCGCATCATCCATCATTTCATCTACAACAAGTGGAATCTCCATTGTAAGCAATCCGTTCTGCTCCTTTGCGGTCTTTGGAAGTCCGCTTGGCGGTGCTGCTACATAAAACTCCGCGTTGGTAAGACCCGGTGTGATCTCTTGAAACCACATTCTCTTACCGCCATCAAGTCCTTGGTATGCAGAGATGCAATCTTTCCATTCCTTGATTGTTGCGTCCGTCTTATTGACAGTAACCTGTACTGTATCTGATACAGTATCTCTGCCAGGAATATTTCTTGTCTTTTTGTCCTTAAGTGCAGATGCATCAATAGCTTCCGGGTCACTACTGATTGCATCAATACTATTGATACGGCTAAGTTCCTTCCAGCCTGTTGTAGGCTTTACTCCAGCTTCTGTTTCTACTGCGTAACAAAATACTACGCCAAGCGTACTTACGCCTGCTACTTCTGATGCTGCCATGTTTATACCTCCTTAAAAATATGCATAAAAAAAGAACCAAAAACAGGTCCTTAAATTATTTGTTCATCAATCTATCATTTGCTCCGAGTATTCTTCTGAATCTCGCAACGCTCCTATATACTTTTTCGTCAGACT